CGCATGGACCACAGGGTGATGTTGGACCGCAGGGACCAACCGGCGAAACTGGAGTACAAGGTCCTGCAGGTCCACAAGGAGAAAAAGGTGATATAGGTCCACAAGGACTTCAGGGACCCGCAGGAGAAACAGGACCAACTGGACTTCAAGGTATTCAAGGCGAACAAGGTCCTCAAGGTATTCAAGGCGAACAAGGTCCAGTAGGAGAAACTGGTGCCCAAGGACCTCAAGGTATTCAAGGTATCGAGGGTCCACGCGGATCTACTGGTGATGTTGGTCCGCAGGGTCCAGTAGGAGAAACTGGTGCTCAAGGACCTCAAGGACTTCAAGGTCCTGCTGGTGAACGGGGAGAACGTGGAGAAAAGGGAGAACGTGGAAATGACGGCGCCAATATTATATTAAAAGGATTGGTTGCACTAATTGAAAATTTACCGCAGGACGCGAATCCAGGTGACGTGTATATTGTTCAAGAAAACAACGAAGGATATGTGTTAAATGAAAACTCTCAATGGATTAATGTTGGTCCGTTAGTAGGGTCAAAAGGTGATGTTGGACCAGAAGGCGAACAGGGACCAGCCGGAGTAGATGGTTTACAAGGTCCTGCAGGACCACAAGGTGTAATGGGTCCAACCGGTGAAACAGGTCCTGCTGGAGTAGAAGGTCCACAAGGACCACAGGGACCTGCCGGTGACATTGGACCACAGGGACCTGCCGGTGACATTGGACCACAGGGACCTGCCGGTGAAAAGGGTGAAAAGGGTGAAAAGGGTGATATTGGACCACAGGGACCTGCCGGCGAAAAGGGTGAAAAGGGTGAAGCAGGACAACAAGGTATTCAAGGTATCGAGGGTCCACAAGGACTTCAAGGCGAACGTGGACCCGCTGGTATAGAAGGAGCCGCCGGACCTCAGGGTATCCAAGGTGAACAAGGTCCAGCTGGTGATGTTGGACCAGCCGGTCCTCAAGGTATCCAAGGTGAAACTGGACCACAAGGAGAAAAAGGTGAACCTGGACCACAAGGTATCCAAGGCGAACAAGGACTAGCTGGAGAAACAGGACCAGCTGGTCCGCAAGGAGATGTTGGACCAGCTGGTCCTCAAGGATTGCAAGGAGAAAAAGGAGAACCTGGACCCGATACACAGACTGCGCTAAACGAAATACGTCAACAACTTGCTGATATTCAGGCGATTCTTAACACTATTGTAGGTTAAATATATGACGATATTATACCAAAATCCACAAGAATTTTCTTTAAAACTTAAAGAATTGCTTGAAGGATTTAAAAAAATAAAAGATTCAATGCAACAATCTGGTATCGATGTTACAAATAAAACACCATCGCAATATGCAGATTTAATTAGAAATTTTCAAAAATAAAGGTAAAAAATGACCTCTGTAAAATATTTCACCAATGTTATGGAAGGCGCACCCCAACTAACAAACTCTTGGGGTTGTATGGTAGACTTGTTAGATGCTTGTTTAGTCAATGGCTTTAACCAACTCCCCGTTACTTCCATAACACGTACAGGATCTGTTGCAACTGTTACAATTGATGGTACGCACAAATATCAAGTCGGACAAGTCATATTAATAGATGGTGCAAATGAAACAGAATATAATGGTGAAGTAAGAGTAGTGTATACAACGACAAATACATTCACTTTTAATATTGCTGAATCCGCACCGAACGAGGCAACAGGTTTAATTTCTGCTAAAGTTGCTCCATTAGGATTTGAAAAGGTGTATGGTGAAACTCACAAAGGCGTGTACCGTAGCAAGAACGTGCTCAGTAACCGCCCATATCTACGTGTAGATAACTCTTGCGCTCCTGCTTACAATACAACATATGCCAAAAAGGCTAAAGTTGGTTTGGCTCAAGGTATGAGTGATATCAATACTGTAATAGGTGCTCAAGCTCCATTTGATCCGTCTAATCCAGATAAAAACTGGTCAACGACTGGTGAAGGTGGTGATGTTGTAGATGGTTGGTATAAATGGTACTATGCTAAATCTGCTTATATGTATCAATGGAGTGGTGATTTGGGTAATAACATACAAAACTATAACCGCCCATGGGTTTTGGTTGGCGATGACCGTGGATTTTATTTGTTTAATGAATACGGCAGTGATGGAGGCGGCAATGGACGCGGTGGTTATTGCTTTACGGACTTTGAAAGTTATCGACAAGGCGATCCATTTAATACAATGTTGGCTGCTTCTGATTTTTATACGACTGCAAATAGCGCAAGTTCTTGGGGTGATACTAACAACCAATTTAATCGCTCACTGGACTTTACTGGCAAGATTTTGATGCGTGACCACACATTACTTGGCGGAAATCAACGAGTTGGAATAACATCACTTAATACCAACAACGGGCAAACAATCAGCGGCAGGACTACGGGAATCCCGTTTCCTAATCCGGTGGACTACTCCTTAATTCTGCATCCAACTTATTTGATGCAAGAAGGCAACAAGGGACTGCGCGGTAAGTTACCAGGTCTCATGTGGGTGCATAACGACAATCCATTACAAGATTTGACAATCGTAGAAAACGTTGTAGGATATGCAGGTCGCAAATTCATCATGGTCAAAATGAACTATGATAGCACAGGCGCATCAGCAACAATGGCTGTGGATATTACTGGTCCTTGGTGGTAAAATTACACGGCGATATCTAAAATGATTTTAACCAATGTACAACCATCGCCAAAAGACCCGCGGGATTACAAATATCCAACGGCTACACCAGCAACAACTTCTTCGCTGCCATTTTCAGTTGATCTACGTGAATTTGCGGGTGATATAGAACAACAAGGACAAACTGGTTCGTGTGTCGCAAATGCTGCAGTAAGTGCATTGGAAATATTATTAACACGACAAGGTCAATTTGAAAACTTGTCGCGACTATTTCATTATTGGAATCTACGTCAAGGTTATCCTGATCTTGCTGGTGTAGACAGTGGTTCTTATCCACGTGATGCATTTAAACTTGCAAATCAAATTGGTATCTGCGATGAAATAACATGGCCTTTTGATGAATCAAAAGTAAATGTACAACCATCACAAGCTGCATTTGATGATGCGTCATCAGTTAAGGCTTTTGGATATTATTCTATTGCAATGGGATGGACACAAGAACACAGGGCAACATCGCTTCTTACAATTAAACAAGCAGTATCAAGCGGTTATCCTGTTTTGATTGCTGCTCATATAAACGCAGAATTTCAACAGATTTATTCAACTAATCTTGAAGGAACTCAATCACAGTTTGTTAATGCACAATTTCCAATTGGAGCACACGCTGTCTTGGTTGTAGGTTATGCTGGAAATTCATTATTGATTGAAAACTCATGGGGTACAAGCTGGGGATGCAACGGCTATGCATTAATACCAGGTCTTGCATTAATGTTGGATACATTTGAAGCTTGGGTATGTACTGGCGTAAACGGAAATCAAATACCAAAACTTGCCAGCGCAACTCCGCTTGGCAATCCCCCAAAGTGGTGGCAAGTTGCACCTAATTTAACACCAGTTGCAGCTTGGGATGCCAAACGTGTTAATGGAGCTCAACTAATTGACGGTGTAGGTAATAACAACATAACAGCAACAAGTGAATTGATTAAAACAGACTTCCTATTTTTAGGTGTTGCTGGAAACAGTGACCCAATGACGTTATCGACACCTGTACCAATTCCTAGTGTAGGCGTTGTTGCTGGATTCTGGAGTCCAAAACGGCGAAACGTTCTGTTGTCAAAAGAATATGGTAACACCAGCAGTTATGCATTACATCTTTCAAGTGACGGCAATGGTTGGTATTCTAATAATGAAAGTTCTTATGAATATTACGGTCAATATGGTGAACTTGGAGAGCGTTATTTTGTTGCAATGGTAACACGTGGAGACGACTCAATTTTGTACGTTGACGGAAATTTAGTTGGCAACCCAATTAGCAGTAGCAGAACAATGAGTCATGTCGGGCTAATTGGTTATGCAACAAATGGCAACGAGTTCAACCTTGACTCGGATGAATTTCTCCATGCTGTGGGCATTTGGTCTGGAGCGGCAACTCAAGATGATATTAAAGTAATTGAAGCAGCAGCTCGACTTGAATTAAAAGGTGCTAACATGACAAGTCGGGGCTTTGCAGCCCGAACAGGTCGAATGGAGTTCCCCATTCCTCAGCACCTTCTGCTTACGCCCGCACAACCACGATTCGTAGGTTCAACACTTACACGCCGTGATTACCAATTTGGTGGAAACGGACGAATCACGGGTACTGTAAAAGAAAAGGGCACGACTGACCAACCGATACAACGGCGGGTGCAGCTGTATGACGAAACCAGCAAGGTAATGACCCGCGAGGCGTGGAGCAACCCTGTTACGGGCGCTTACCTTTTCGAAAACATCGACCCGTTGCTGACCTACACCATTATAAGTTATGACTACACAGGCGCGTACAAGGCTGTTGTAGCAAATGGTATAAAAGCGACAATATGACAGATTTAATTTTTTCTTCTGTTCCAAATAGCAATCATTCACCGGTCGATATTGTATTTTCTTCTGGTGAAATGTTGCAGCCAGTTGACTGGAAATTGACTTATAATACTATTATTGATTCAACAAATGAAATAAAAACGACGTTATATAATATTGAAACAATAAAAAATAATATCAAATCAGCAATCGAATCACGCGGCGGAAATTTGACTGGAATTGATTTTAAAAACTGGTCATTGGTAATTTCAACAATAGATTTTAGCAGTTAAACACAATATGGCAATAATAACACCAAACGAGCCAACCGCAAACGAGTACCAATTCACTATCGACGGACAGTCTCCAGATGTTATGACAGGTATTGGCACATTTAATGAAGTTGAAGGTACTTTCACTGGGAACTTATGGAACAGCCTCCTCCACGTTGCCGCCGAGAGTGCTCCCGTGCAATGGTGCGGGTCTGACGCTTCTCAGGCGTGGAACTTCGCCAACGCCACCTTCTACAATGGTGCCCACTACTCCTACGTAGTGGGCGTAGAGAATATTCCCGTCACTCTTTACTCCACAGTTGTGCCTATACCGGAGCCTCCAGCATTAGTGGATAATCTTGTCTACGAAGAAATACGAGCAGGCGATGATATTAGTTTTGATCTAACACAAGACTCGCCAGTCAACCCTTACTATGACGCAACGTATGCTGCAGGGTTTGTTTTGGTTTGGAATCCCGCTACTGATGGTGATCTTGTTGAGATACGCTTGGTGAGCGAGACCAAAACATATGTGCATATAGTTGATAGTAATGGAGAAGTTGATGATTTAAGTAATGGACCAGAAGGTAGTAATACTTTCACGATTATTAGATTCAACCCTGCAGATTATGCTGCGCCAGTAAAAATTGTTGCAAGTACATGGGATGACCGAGCAGTTGGTTCGTTCCAGTTAAATTTGACAGCACCTAACGCAGTAGTGATCACTGAGCCAGAAATATTACCAACCAATAATAACAATTCATCTAGACAGTTTTTAGCATCTGGCGGATTTTTACAAAGAAATTTTCTCGGTAATACACAAGAAGAATCGCTGTTAAAATTAATAGATCAGTCACAAAAATGGTGTGAATGGAATAAGTTTCCACTTTATTTTGAACGTGACGATTTTTCTTTAGTTGGAAAAAACGATCAACTTCCTTATTCGAATCAGAAATTAAGAGATTTGCAGAGTACGTTGCTGCAAAATGACAGACTTGCTGTACTAAAATCAGGTTATTATTTTGAAAAAACTACTGAGCCATTTGTTATAGGAATTAGAACATGGCATGGATCATCTTCTGGCGATAATGGTGGAGGTGGTAATAACACAGGTTTTGTTTTCGACGAAGATTACGATGTACGTTTCACCGAAATGTATAAAGAAATGCAAATTGAAAACATTCCAAGTGAAATGTTTGTTGCTGCTCTGTGGCGTACAACTGAAAAAACTGTAATAGAAAGGCCAGGAATAGGGATTGCATGGATTGGAAAAAGCGATGATGACGCACAACGTCCAGGATTTGATTTAGAAAGTTATGGCGAAATACCAAACAGACAAGGCAGCGTTAGAGTAGTTAGAGCTGGCAGATCGGACATAGATCCAATTAGTCTTTTTGTTTCTCCAGAAGTATTATATGAAGATTCATTTAAGTTTTGTACTTGGCCCGTTATTGAAATCACGTTTGGAGAAACTTGGAAATTTCCAATAAACAAACGACTTAGTCTTATAATACATAATGTTCCAGTTGGAGACAATATTGATTTGTTGACTACAGATTTTACAACAGGAATTGTTCCAATTTTTGCGACAAACATGGATGGAGATTCTGGGTATTCTAGTCCACAACTTGAATTAACTAGAACAATAAGCGATGATCTGTCAAGAATAGTGTTCTCGTCGTATATTCCATTTGGTGGTAGTGCAAACGCTGTATCAATATTTTTAATTTTAGAAAGAATTGATGTTAGATCGTCTGTTGACATAGTTAAGTATGTTCCTCCGCCTGGTCTTTCGATTGACGGTCTTATACCCATTGCAATAGGGTTTCTTCCTAGTGTTCTACAGTTTGACTTTACTGGTGAGGAAAGTAATGAGTGGTCACCATACACAGGTCCGCTGTTTACTGATCCACCTCCGCATACTGAGGCTAAACGTATGGCATGGATGGATGCTGTTGATAATAATCCAGAAGGTGTATGGGTAAGTTGGATTTTATGGAGTTATTCAGGAACAGGGAATCCTCCTTACACACCGACAGTAGGTATCTATACTGACGAAGCTAGAGAAAATCAGATTACCCATGCTGTTTATTCAGATGGAAAATTTTATACGCTGGTAGATGTTTCAACTTACACAATCCAAGGTGGTAATACAGGATCTGTAGGACTTATTAAGTCGTCAGGCATATGCGCTCCAATTGCAGATTTATCTGCGCACTGGAATAACGTTATATCACCAAATTGGAATGCATATCCAGTGTATTGCTATGGGGATATTTTTGTAATGTGGGATGGTGAGCGTCTAAATATTGATTCTGCAGACAGATGCTCAATAGTTTCTCCAGATGAAACTGATCCGCCTCCGTCCGGCGTGAATACACTTACATTAAACGACCCAATATTAAATCTTGCAGAAGGAACAATTGGTGGTAATAACGTAATAGTTATAAACCGAGTTCTTACTCCAAATTCTACAAACTCTGAACTTGTTATATGGGTCGTTGAAAACGAAGGTTTTGGTTGGATGAATTATGATTTTGAACTAAATGCATATTATGATCAAGAGATGACACGTCCAATAGATCAAAATGGGGATGGCGGTTGGTATTATAATGGCGGAAGTGAATTTTATTTGGTTTTGACCTTTACAGGAGGAGGAAATGCATTCCTTGCTAGAGTTGTAGACGATAGTTATTATGATCAAGCAGATCCTCAACAACCAGCTGATGAAAACCAAATACTTAGAGCTGGATCAAATTTCAATTTTGATTTAACAACTGCATCTACGCTAAATCCATATCGCGAAGGCCGCTTCTCAAAAGAATTTGAACTAGTTTGGAATCCCGCGTCAGATGGCGACATTGCACTAATTCGTCTGCTGAGTCCAACTGATGCATATTTGCAATTAGTGGATGCATCTGGTCAAATAGTAATGTCCGATGATGACAGTGATGGAAGTGGTAATTCTCGATTGCAATTTTTTATTGCTTCATACGCTGCTCCGCTAAAAGTAGTTGCAACTACATATTCTGCGAATGCAACCGGCAATTTCAATATAGTTGTTGATGCTCCTAATAAAATAACAACGACTTATCACTGGTCTGTTGGAATTCCAGATTCAGATATACCAGTAAAGTCATTAGACAATGCTGTGTGTGAAGCTGCATTGATGCAATGGGTGTTTCGTACTCATGGCATCGGTGCACCAAATATTGACGGCGCGCCAAACCACCTTGACAGGGTTAGAAATATAACACGTACACCCGATTCGCTAGTTTCATCATATACACTTCGTTTAGAAGTATGGACTGACCCTGCAGATCCAACATACGATTCTGTATATCAACGTCCTCAATATAATGGCTTTAATTATCAGTACCAACTTAGCTATTCGTTTAGCGTAAATCGTGTTGAAGGGATGATACCAGCAGTATGATTAGAATTAAAAAGGAGTCAACATGACTTATATGGTTGCAGCTATTCTCGATAATGACGCAAGCATCAATACAATAACTACACCAAGGGGAGAAATGGGAGCATTCATTGGTGAAGGGTTGTTAAATACTGGATCATTGTCAACGACTAATTTTGACAAAACGCAAACGTATAATCTTCAACCAGACGGCTATGCTGCAATACCGGTTGGCAGCACTATCGATGATTTTTTTCAAATTTCTAGATCGTCTAATGTTGCAATTATAAACTCTGTGTCAATAGCGGTCAACCTTGAAACGTGCGTATCTTTACTGACTGGTTGGAGATTTGGTTTTGATAGTACTACAAACAGACAACGACAGGGAATGTTTGGAACTGTACGTGTAACTAATCAAACATCAACTACTAGTTATGACCTTGCAAGCGGTTGGGAATATCCAGCGTACAATTCTAACAGCTGGGATAGAATATTTTGTCCTATTAGTGTATTTTCTGGAAATGGAAAATTTTATATTTTTTATGTTGTACTTGGAAATACTACAGTAGTTCAAGATGCGTTTAGAAGACGCGTTTGGATAGGTTTAAAGGAGTCAGATGATGGTATCGATTGGCAGAATGTCACTGAACAAGAAATAACTCAAGATCAAGTCATTTCTCCTTTTTTACACTTTGCGATCAGTGGGACTGAAAAGTTCGCGTTTCAGTCAACAAAAAGTTGGGTTGGAGACAAATACTTTATTGGTGATATAATTTTAGGTAAGTTGATATATTCAAACAACGGTCTTAGTGAATGGACAGATCATCCAATAGGTCGTTTTAACGGTCTACATTGGTATACTGAAAATGGAGCTCCCGTGTTATGCGCAGTTCGTATTGGCGATGACGGATGCTTTGGAACAAAAATTTGCGATGTCTATGGCAATATGCTGCCAATTAGCTGGAAAAGATCTGCAACACCATGGGATTGGTCAATTAACAGGCTAGATGCCGGATATATAGCTCCTTCAAACAAACACGGCGGACTAAAATGACAACATTTACATTTTCATCTTACATTTCTGGTTCTGCTCCATCTACCAACGTTTTTGATTACGGATTTTTTAAAAATCATAAAATTTTACGATGGACCGAACTTGTTTATGGTTTAGAAATGACTGCTGCAGAAATAGCAAACTCTACAGAACTAAAATTTGTTATTCCTTCGATAGCGCCTGCACAAAAAATGTTAAATCAGTTAATTCAAAATGAGAGTATTAGAGCAGCAGATGATGATTTAGATTTTTATTGCATGGGCGTTATAACAAAATCAAATAACACTGTTGAATACTTTGACGTTGTTTCTAGCACAAAGGTTTATGGTATTAATGATCTTAATCTTTCAGTGTCATCAGAAACGCCACCGGCTGAATACGCGTTGACGTATTTGTTACGAATGATCAACTATTCAAACAGCGACAATTATGATTATAAGTTTGAACGTCTAGCGAATCAAACCACATTTACGGTTAATATTCCTCCTAGTAAACTTTTGAATGCTGTACGCATAGGTATAGCTGTATATCCTAAATTCTGTCTTGATATTATTGCGCAAACGATTGGCGGCGGCGGAAATAATAACGGAGGCGGTGGTGGCGAATCAATTGGAAACATGATTTGGGATTCTAATTCCAGCGCATATATTTCTCAAGAACCGGTTCAGACAAACGGAAAAAGTCAATTCACATACACGTTTGACGTATCTCGACTCAAGAATGAAGTAGATCAATTAGTCATCGCGAATGAAACAGATCCAGAACTTCCAGAAAATCTTTTACAAATTTTAACTGGGCCGCGTGCTTATGATTGTTGTGTTATTGCACTAGCAATAGAAGACATGGAAGCATTCAGTGGAATGTTTGGAGTTGCAACACATCAGTCAAGCGGTGCAGTTAATGATCCAAGAAATCTTAGTTTTGATCAAAATATCATTAAAATATTTGCGCAGCAAGTTCTCGCTGGAAATATACAACCAATGCCAACCAATGATGGAATAAACACAATAAATGTTGTTTACGAAAGTGACGTGAATCAAGGCTCATTGTTATGTTGTTTCGTGTTCTCGTATGCTATGATGGCTGCGATGGAAGCCGAAGGCGGGTTTAATAATGATGGTGAGGATGAAACTCCTATTGAGTATGCTCCGTACAGATTTTTCGGGTATGAATCGAGTTTATATATAAACATTAATCCAGAATATTGGAGAAATGCAAATGGATGGAGCAGTAATGTAGGCCAAACTAGCATAGCATTTATTGTTACTAATGTTTGGTTGCCAGGTCAAATAAAACCGGAACTGTTAAACTTCAGTTTAACGCCTGACTCGCAGTATGAACATGGTCCGTACAGACTTGAATTTTATTCGTACTGGGAAAATACATTCCCTGACATGTCAGACAAAACAGAACAACAATGGAATGAGCTGCTGTCAGTTCCACTTGGCGAGCTTGATGGTTTTGGAAATATTGATATTAATATTCCAAGCGACTATGGAAATATTGTTATTGTGAAAGTTATAGCTTATAATTCTGGACCAGTAGAACACGTTCCTATGTTGACGGTTACTGCTAAAGAAATTCAAAACAACGTACCGTCGATGTTAGCTGGATATACTATAACAGATTTAGATTTTGCAAGTAATTGGTATGGATTTGCTTTGGATTCAAATTCTGAAACTACTGGCATAACTAACAGAACGACATACTGCAAAGTATTCAGAATAAACAATATAGACAATATGTCTGGAGCAGGATGGGTTCGCGTTACCACTCCAGATTCAAATGCATGGATTTACAAATTCAATGCAGATTCACATGAGTTTGGTGATTTTGATCGTGATGGCGGTCGCAAGTTTTTATTGATCTCTGAAGAAGAATTACAAAAACCAGTTTATATAATGGTAACAACACCCAATGAATATCAAACTGGCTGGTTTAATATTTTATCTGGAAGTGAAGATTTTGCTGGTGATAGACGATACCAAATTTTTGACTCCTCATTTAATGAATTAATAACGCTAAATGATACATCTCCGACTTCTGCGTTTAACAGATATGATGGAAGAATAGTAGAAGAAAATAATTGGTGCGACATTAATGATATTCAGCCAACAAAGCGTGCTACCGACGGCAATACATACAATAAAGAATTAATAGACGACCCTCGAGGAAACGGAAAAATCTGGAAAATAACTCCAATAATGAATCCTGGATCGTATTATGAAATGAATAGTACGATGCTCGGCGAAACTTTTTATGCGAATAGACCAACAGATTTGGGCCATTATTATGTGTATTATAAAGGAACTTGGAACAATAATCATAAACCACTAACACCTAGCACTGTTCACGAGTTTATTGCTGATGCAGGACTTTCATCTGACGATTACGATGATTTTATTATAACATATAATTCCTCTATTGGTGGCATTGTTACTAGAAAATATATCGGAGAAACCGCCGATATCTGGAGCAATCCCATTCCACAATATAGAACGAATTTTATTGATTTGTCGGGTTGGACTATTGTACTCATTGCTGAAATATATTTCAACGGCGTTCCAAATGGTTTGTTACAGGAAGTTGGCTATAATGGTACATACACAACAGCACTTGACAAATTATTTAGAGAAAGCTCACATTTTGAATATAGCGATTTAAAACAATATTTTACAGATCCATCAATCGCCGGAATAATAGGTTATTATAATCGAACGTATAATAACCAAACAGATCAAAACGATGAGTCATATACAATTGATTATATAAGAGAAGTACGAATTGGAGAAGATTATACCGGCACGTTCTATATCAAACCTCTTGAATATTTGTAAAACATTATTTTTATAAATATGGTGTATCTTGAAACAACAACAAAAAAATGAATCAACAAGTACAACCTCAAAAAGAAGAATTTCCACCCGAGTTTGACCGGCGTGGAGCTAATCGCGCCGCCAGTCAATGGATTCGTAATGCACTACATGAGCAGGGCGAAAAAATAGACGGCATAAAGGCTGAAGTGCATGAAATAAAGGGAATTCTTGAAAAAACAATTCCAGAATCAGACTGGGACGGTCATCGCAAGAGTCATTTAATTTTTCTTCAACGTGAAGAAGAATTGAGAAAGCACGAAGCTGAGCACAAAAAACTACAAGAAGAACAACGACTTTTTTGGTCGGGTATAAAACAAGATATAATAAAATATTCACTGAGAGCAGCAGGAATATTTTTAATTGGTATTTTTATACTAGGTGGTCAAGCAAAATTTAAAGAATGGATTCGTTTAGCAATGGCAGAACAACCTGCTATAGAGGTTAAAAAATGAAAGACGAACATATTCTAACACTGGTTGGATGGGTGGCATTTGTTATGACGTTGTTTTTTGGAACAATTGTATTTTATACATTTGACGGAACACCACCTTTTGAAATAAGCGACTCAGTTAGTAGCGTAACTAGAGAAGAAAATGGTAATTATGTACTAACTGAAAGTCGCGGCTTTGTTGGGCATGATAGTCAAGTTCTTACGATATTTAGAACGTTGTATAAAAAGGAGGACGACAAGCACGTAAACAGCATTGAAGGCGGTTCTGTCATGAATCAAAATGATGATTATGTTGTTTTAAGAGCTATTCAAATTCCTCCACACTTGAATGGTTGGTGGTGTTCACGCGCTATTGTTTTTTGGAGACCGTCACTTTCACTTAAACAACACAGTTTAAATTTACCTGACCTTTGTTTTGAAATACCAAGAAAATGAAAAAAATATTTTTTGTATTAGTATCATTGTTTATTTCTGTTTCTGTATTTGCACAATCTGCTAAAAAAATAAGAATAGTCACTGAAGACTTTCCTCCATTTCAAACATTACAAAATGGCGAAATTGTTGGTCCAATGTACAGTGTAATGCAAGCAATTTGTAAAGAGGCAAAACTCTCGTGTAACATTGAATTGCTGGAATGGAAAGACGCATATAGACAAGCACTAGATGGAAGTGCTGACGTTGTTTTCTCTATTTTATTGGAAGTGCCGGAGAGAGCTCAATTCTTTTACATGTCGCCGTCAATAGTAGATACAAGTTATTCATTGTTTGTTACAAGCCGAAACAAATGGAAATATACTGGATATGAATCACTTGAGGGCATGAAAATTGGAGCGTACGGTCCAAGTGGAACAAGTATTGTTGCTCAAGAATTAGTAAAAGGACGAGAAATTGCAGGCTTTTCTGTTGTTCCACTTACTATAGAACCAAGTATAGTCGAAAGTTTCCAGCAGCTGATTACTGGAAAGTATGGCGACAATGGAGCAGTCGTTGTCAATAAAGATGTTGGGCTAGCACTGTTGAAGAAACATTCTATTTTTGGACCCAAACCTGCCGGTGATATTAAAAGCATAACGTACGGATTTGGTTTTTCTAAAAAGAGTCCAAATGCCGCAGAATTTCAAAAAATGGTAGACGCTCTTAGGCGTTTGCAAGATAATAAAACCATTGTTGAAACACTTCGCTGGCACGGCTTAAAAGCATCTCAACACAAAAGATAATTTATTTTCGTAAAACTGTTATTACTATGATTTGTTGTTATCAAATGAAATTGATTCTAAACTTAAATTTCGATAAACTAAGGAAATCATGGAATTTTATAACTACACAAATGCGCGTCAAATACGTGATCTGACAAAAGAACGTGAGGCAAATTTTTGTTTAAACCAAATCGCAGAAAAATTTAATGGTAAAATTGAAGCAATTCATTATGACTATATATATGAAGTAGGAAATTCATTAAGTGATTTTAAAACTGTATGCAGATATCAATATGCAGAGATTCTTAAAAAACAATGTGATGTTCCTGAATTAGTTATAAAAGAACTTATGGACATAATTAAAAAAGAAGATACATTATTTTTCTTCTTAGTCGATTTTCCAAAAGGACAGTTTAGAAAATGTTCAGCCGAAATTTTCTCTTGTGTGAAAAGTTTGGGTTATGTTTCTATTACGTTAGATGATTATAATCGTTCTGGAAGAGACGTTTGGGGAAGTTATGGTTTTTCTGGAGATTATTTGACGGATGGCAGAATAAAAATTTTATGAAAGGTTTGGTATGGATAAAATTGAAGAACAAATTAAGCAGCTAATTTCCGAAAAATTAAATGTTGATTTAGAAACAGCAAATGTAATTATCGTTGCAGTAAAATCTGGCAACGGCACTGCTGAACAAATTGAAGCATTCAACAAAATTGAACAAGAAATTAAATCTAAAATGGTCGATGTTTTTGGAAATGCTGCGCATGTAGAAAATCAAATTTCAGCAAGAAATTTAGCTATTACAAATAAAAGCAAAATTCCAGAATTCTTATCTGTTGTTATAACGATTGGTTTTTTTGGAATCTTGGGTTATATGCTGACTATGGAATCTAAACCAAACGACACTATTTTAGTTATGCTTGGTTCGCTTGGTACAGCATGGATTGCTATTGTAAATTATTGGTTTGGATCTTCGAGCGGAAGTGCATACAAATCTGAAATAATGGCAAGACAAAAATGAAAATAAAAAAAATAACAGTTGATTTATATAAATGCGTAAAAAATGTTTTTTACATAAAAAATGTTTTTACAGCTTCTAATTCAAGCGATCCAGTGTGGCGTAAAAACTTTGGCGAGTTTGAAACACTGGCTAATACTGTTCCAAAGTTTACTAAAACTGTTTTTAATTTGTTAACTGGCGAACTCTCAAAAAATAATGAATTAATTTTAAAAGATGTTGACGGAGATGAGCATTGGTTTTACATCAATGGTATAATGACATCAAAAGAAGTTGCTGCATATAATGAATTGGCATTAGAAAATATTTTTGGAAAAGAGTTTCATACACTCTACAATCCTACAAATGGTTTCGCAGCAGATATGTTGGAAGTATTCTATGAAAGAACATTAGACAACATTGCACCAATCACACGACAGCTTTTTGACATTATAGACGAGCTGATTTATAACGATAAAAAAGTTAGAATCATTTCATATTCTCAAGGCGGAATAATCACGAATAACTTCTTAAAAATGATAGCAAAACATTCGAAATGCGGAAAAAAGTATTCGAATTTGGAAATATATACTTTTGGTGGAGCTGCAGACGAAGAAGTATTAGTTAAAGGCGTATATCAAGAACATTTTGGAAACGAAAAAGATTTTGTTGCACGAATTGGATTGATGTTTGAAAATACTCAAAGTAAATATTATACTTTAAATAATGCGGTTGGACATTTGTTAAATCAAGATTACCTTGAACATTTTAAAGCCGGCAGATATTGTAACGGAAAATCAAAATTATTTAGCTATACACAATGACCGCATTAACGATTACATCGAGTACTAATAAAGATAGCACAGTAGGGCGACTCGATGGTGAATCAGTAACAATTAATGAAGGAACTTTTTTAATTGACTCTGATACTCGATGGGCTCAAGATTCGACGGTTTTTGGAAATTTTAATTTTTCTTCTACGCAGAATGGCTCATTAGCAATTGATGCGTCAAAAACGTGGCAGATTAATTTTGCAAAAGTTTCTGGTACTGTGCCCGGTCTTGCTGCACTTGGTTCGAATACTGTAGTAGGACAAACTTCTGGCGCTACTGGAGAATTAATTCGAGTATGGGCAAACAATAACAAAGTTCCGCTGAGTGCAAACGGTGATCTTCCTTCTGTCGGTTGGATAAAACTTCGTTATAAAAATGGAGATTTTATAACTGGTGAAAATTTAATTTTGCCAAATGGTGCAATCATTCGAGCGGAAGACTCTGGAAGACGCAGCTGGATTAATTTTGTCGTACAAGATACTGCAACTATAAGACCTACAAGGACGTGTAATTTAATTTCTAATGGTGATTGGTACGATTTGGGATTAACGTCCGGCAGTTTAAATCAACAAATTGAATATCCCATAGCCGATCAATGTCCAGCACTTCAGATTGAAACCGCTCCTGGTTCTGGACAGTTTCAATGGTGGCTAAATGCTGGCAGTCGTTGGGGTAGTCTAATAAAATTTGTTAGTACTGATGAACGTGGTCGCTACTTTGGATGTTCCGCAACAGGAACAATTACACTTGCTCAAGGTGGAGTAAACGCATGCGGAAAACTTCCAGCTGCTAATTGCAGAATACGAATTCCCAATATACTTGTTTCTAATGCCACATTGATAAATTGGTCCCAGAATAGTCTAACAGCAGCAAAACCTACAATTTCTACTGCATCGCAGGGACGTGCATTTTTAAATTTTTTGTCTGGATCATTTAATTTAGACTGTTCAAATTTTGATACTGTGGAAATTAAAAATACATCATTGCTTGGTTCAATTATTTGTTCAAATTTAAACTATCCAGTACTTTTAGAAAATATTGCCGTAGGTGTTCAAAATACTATTGACACAATACCTATTAAAATAACAAATCTTTTTGCTGGTGGAAAATTCAAAAAAATATTTTGTTCAAAATTTTCGTCGCGATCTACTGATGCAACTCTTGTAATCACTGATTCTGAAAATTTAGAGTTCTCTGATGATTGTGAATTTCATATTTTTCCAAGTTTAACGTCTCTTTCACGCGGAAATTTACTGTGCAGTACAATCGATGTAAAACAATTGTACAAGTCTACATTCGATAATATTAAAATTGTTGGAGCCAGATTTGTAAATTTCTATTGCGAAGATTTGGTTATTAGGAATACGCAGTATGCCGATGCAACGTCTGGTACAACTGGTCTGAATATTCAGCACAGCGCCTTAGACTTATCATATTGTACTAATTGCAAAATAGACGGTGTTTCTTCTTACTATTCACTGAGTAATGTTCATCCGTATATATCAGTTGTTAATTTTGTAAATTCAAGAAATATTGATATTAGAAATATTGGAACACCGGTTCAGCCGTATAACTGTGGAACAGCTAATTCATGTGGATATGTTGTTAGTGGTTCTGCAACTAAAGGTATTAATCTAATAAGAATTTATTCTATTAATACGCGTCTAAGCGTAACACAACTTGGAATACAATGTTCTGATGTCAATTTTATAAATGTTCAAGGCGATTATTCTGACTCTGGAACAGTAGATGCAAAAAACGCGGTCATTCGCGGAAGTAAGTGGATCTCTACTAATTTGACACGAGTTGGCAATACTGGAAAAATGTGGGAAGATGGATTTAATTCTGATATAACAGGATTTGTAACCATTGCATGTAATGAGCCGTATTCTTATCAAAATACCGAATTCGAAATTTTCGGAAAAGCTCGATTTGACGCGGTTGGAAATATATTCTTGTCTGAAATCGGCGATAGCGTAGTATATACGCAACAATATTTCTGTTTAGGTCATGAATCGCTTGACTCATTTTTGTTTTTTGGAACTAACTCATCATATATTAAAAGACACTTTCAAATTGACACAGGTTCTGGATTTAACGGCACTTGGTTAGAAGTAACTACCGCAAATTTACGTTCATTTATCATAAATCCTGTGGTTGGATTTAAATTAAAAATTAAATTTGCATGTGTTACTGCATCACCGAATAATCGTGTTTCTTTTTTAAGAATAAATACAAAAACAAGTTTAGTATCCCAAAGAATACAATATACTGATTTACCGTCGTTTAACAATGGAAATACAGTTATAATTAAACCAGTAAACTTTGTATTGCGAATTTCAAATATTGTTGCTGGTTCTAAAATTGTTATTTTTAAATCAGCTGATGGAACAGATATCAATAAATCTGATTCTATTGATTCTGATTTTTATGATTATAACTATACATATGAAAGTGACATTCCTGTAACAGTTGTAATCCATCATCAAGATTATAAAGAAGTGCGATTTAATGTGGTTTTATCAGAATCAAACAATAACATTCCAATATTGCAACAGCTAGAACCGACGAGTTTAGAATAAAAGAAAGTCAACAAATGAAAACATATGAACAATTCATAGCGTTATTAGAATCATCCTTCGTATCAGACAGTCCTAGTACAGGTGCTTCAGTCGGTGTTAAATTTGATGTAAAGAAAAACGCAGAAAAATCTGTTGGGACTCATGCAAATGACGCGCCAAAAGAACATCATGATGTTTATCACGAAGGTAAGCATGTTGGACATGTTAGTTCTTATTCTGGGTATAAGGATAAGAAAGCAACAGGATCTCGTGTAGTTTCATCAAGAAAAGATGTAAAACTTTGGTCCGCTACTGTATATGGCAATGAGCACAACCGTCACGGTTCACATTGGAATGCAACACCAGCTGAAAGTCAATATACTAGCATGGAGTTTACGAACAAGAAAGAAGCATTACAGCATCTAGCAAACTCTCATAAATCAAATACTAACAGGTAATTAGAACGCATCAGCGAACTTATAAAAGGTAAAATAAATGATAATAACAGATGCAGCTAGTTTAATTGATGGTGGTATAATTGGTCAACAATTCTTTGCACCTATTGTCATTAACACTACACAGCGAACTATTACTATTACTCCAGGTTCTGGAATTTTACCAAAAACGTCAGATGGGGTAACTGGACAAGCGCTGTATTCTGCGCTAAAGTTGTTGTGGAAAAACAGTCCAAATCTAATCAAATTCAAATTTCCGATGGAATCTATTACTCCAGAACAATTTGAATTTATTAATGGCTGGTCACCGGCGGATATAACTACACGTAAAGCTCTTCGTAGTTGTGGCTGGGCAGAACGCAATGTTAATGGAAAAATTACATCTGCTTGGGCTGGTATTATTTCTCTTGGTGAAATTTTACAAAGCGAACAGGCTTACTATCAACTAGTTAACGAAAATTCTCCGTCAGAAAATTTTGTTTTTGCTGGTCCGATTAATGAAGCTATTCAAATTTTGTCAGACCCAAATGGTGATGGAAACTATACAGATGGTTTTGACAGGCGACAACATTTAAAATTATTTGTTAGAACACAACAACGCACTTATGCAAGTTCAAGTATTGTTGAAATTGGCGTAAGTAAAATGACATATATTGCATACAGATTCTCGCTTACTACAAGCGTTGATTCAAATGTAATAGTCGCTGATTCAGTTATTGAAAATGATGCTCAATATTCATCTGTTGCAGTAACATATTTTAGCCAAACTCAACAACGTTCCTTTAATGGAATTAATAGAAATTTCAACGTAATTATCAATGGCGCTGGCTGTGGTATAAAGCAAATCTATACTAAATTGCAATATCTTTTGCGACAAAGTGGTGATATTGATCAAAGCACATCAACAAAATCTGGAAAAGTAGCAGATAGTCTGTGTCGTTTTGTTGGTGATAAGTTGTTTACATCACGTGGTGTGTTTATTGAAAATTTCAATCAAGCAGATATAAATCAGCTTGTTTTTACTGACACATCCGGAACAGAAGTTTCATATCCATTTGTTTCTACTTGCAGCATCAACTTCAATTCAAATCTTGTAAACGACACTGATGCAATATACGGTGTATATTTTACAAGCACCCCAGCTGGAAACTATGGAAGCAGCTCTGCAGTATTATTAGAAGATATTACTGGAAGTGCAGTTTCCGGAAAAGTAAGTGGTAAATCTAACATAGTGTTCTCTTTTAATTACGATGCAAATACTCAGGGCGGAAGAACACCGTCAACGGATGCAGATATAACTCTTGTTGCTATTGGATTAAATACAGGTCAATTCGTTTGTTCTACTGGAACAATTACTCGAGCAACAGGTCAGACTTTCTCGCTTGTAGCTGCTCTTGATCGTGTTTATACAGTTTGAAACTGATGTGTAATGCATCAAATAGAGGATTATAGTGGCAAAAGTTGTGTTCAGCGGTGTAGATAAAACTATCTCAGTACTTCCAGCGTATTCTGAGTTGAACACTCGTGCGGATGTATATTCAGAATGGAAACGCTGGGTCGCATCTGGAAATTTACAATTTTTGCCCGCATTTCGTTATTCTGGTGGCGATACTATTGTTGATAATCAAAAGTCAATTGAAATATTTGTACTGCTGAACGGCTGGAAAATTCAAATCAATCATGACTGTACAATTGACGGAACAATATTAAGCGATAACAGTACTACACCATTTATATCGAGTAAAAATCTTGTTCTTATTGCAAATAGAACGTCAGATCACGCAACAGGCAATAATGTGGGTTCAGCTCCTTCAACAGCTCAAATCGCAAGTGCAATTAGATCTGAATTGTCTCCTGAACTGTCTCGTATAGATGCTCCTATAAGTTCTCTACAAAGCGGCGCGAACGGTGGACTGACGTCGGCTCAATCCCAAATGTTATTGGAAATGTATGAACTGCTAGGTCTAGATCCAACAAAGCCGCTCGTTGTAACGTCAACATCACGAACAGCTGGTTCAATTCATCAGACTATTAATTCTTCTTCAACTGAAACACTTGTAATGAGAACATAAAATGTTCAATTTTACGAATTTTGCAGTTGACGGTCTAATGCCAGGACTTTTTTCAAAATTGTCTGCTGGAACTCTTGGTGCGTTCGATGTAGAAGTTATAATAGAACCAGTTGTTCAGACTGGCGGTGGTGGATACGCTGTCTGGACTCCAAAATCTGGTGGAAAACCCGATCGCTATAGAGTAACGGTTCGTATTAAATTCAACGGAAAAACATACACTGATTCGAAAATAGTAGATGATATAGAAGCACGCGTTATTGCAAAATTTAATGGGATAACTTGTTTTGATGAAAACTCTACTATGGTTTCAGTAAAAGGAATGCAAATTTTTGACGCGGCGGAAATCAAAATCCGTGCTACATTAAATATTACAATATAAAATTAACGGGTCTATTATGAGTATAGCAAAATTAAAACTCGACGAGTCTAATAAACTTAGCTTTAATGTTGAAATCACTGGAGCAGTGGGACAGCCAGAAACACGATTTATTATTGAGGGAAAGAATTTTAATATTGCATTTCCATGTACACAGCATCAAAACGAAGCGGTTGTTGAAATTGCCGGTCTAAAGAATGTTCTGCAGGCAGGAGAATACCGAGCACGCCTTGAAGTGGTATTAGAGAATAAGATTTATACTCCTCTTGAAGACAGTATTGTATTTGAGCCAAGTATTGAAGTACATTCCGCAAAAACTGTTAAAAAACCAGTTTTGCGTGAAGCCGTAAAGGTCAATAAAGTTATTATTCACAAGACTGAAATTAGCGAAAGCGAACTAGAAAAAACACGAATGAAAGCTGCACTCATTATAGCAGCAGGTGTTGGTTATATTCCAGAAAGTTTTGAATCGCCAGAAAAAATAGTAAAATCCGCTCTTGGCAGTGTAACTGAGCTTTCTATTTCAGCTCATGACAAGCTAATCGAAATGCTGGAATTAGCTGAAGAGGTAGGAATTTCTATAGGCAATACTGCATTGCCCAAACGCAGTTTGGTTATTGAAGATCAAACTGCAGACGATGAAGAATTAGAAAAAATGTCTGATGAATTGTCTGATGAAGAACTAGAAAAACTGGTCGATGAATTGTCTGATGAAGAACTAATTGCCCATGCATATGATGATGAAGAGCTCCGCGTAATTGATGCTGATACAGGCGATGAAATCGATGATGATGAAATTGATGATATAAAAGAATTAGACGAGTCGTATCTTACTGAAATTTTATCGCGCGGTGCACGTCTTAGGATTGCTAAAAAAGCAAAAATTGCAATGAGTCATGGTAAATTACGCAGAAACATTCAAGTTTCTTTACACCGACACAGCAATAACGAAACATTTATGAAAAGAAGTCGTCGAGCCGCCGTTCAGACTATGAAGAATAAATTATCTCGAGGAGTTCCTTATAATAGTTTATCTGTTGCGCAAAAAGAACGAATTGAAAAAATCATTTCAAAACGAAAATCCGCTATTGGTCGCATGGCAAATAAACTTTTAACTCGAGTAAGAAGTATTGAACAACATCGTTTAGCTAGAAAATGATTAACCTTTTAAAGAATTATACGGAGCAAAAATGAAATTGCAAAACAACGAAGCACTTAGCGATAAACAAAAACAACTTGATCATAATAATGATGGCAAGATCGATTCAAAAGATCTTCATAAAGTTAGAAAACACGGTGCTAAAACAGTCGAAGAAGACGCTGAGAATTTAGATGAATTTGCTATTGGCACTAAGGTTCATCATCCATTCCTTGGTTTAAAAGGTGGAGAAGTAGTAAAGCCAGAAGAAAATGGTTTTAATCATGATAAAGGTGTTAAATCACATGACAGTAATATTCATGTAAAAGCTTCTAACGGTAAAATTTATAAATTTGCTGCACACTCCGTCAAGCCTGTTCCAGATGATAAAGAAGTAGAAAAAATGAAACCGCTGTCTAGAAACGCATTACGTAAAGAATCTATCGAAGCAGTATTGTCAGCTTGTATTGAAAACCACAAGCATGTTGAAGAGTCTTCAAAGGAAATCAAACTTGTTTCATTTTCTGATTATTCAAAATTGTTTGAGGCAGTTACAGAATCAACAGAACAAATTGATGAACTTTCTAAAACTACCCTGGGTTCTTATATCAAAAAAGCAAGTGATAGCGGTATGAAGGATTCCGGGAATGCCGGAGCGTATGCGAGTAAATCAAGTCTTGCTGCCAGAGACGGTGATTTTAAAAAATCAGACGACGCAGCTAAACGTTTTTTCAAATACGACAACAGTATGAATAAACGTAAAGAAGGTATTGTTAAAGCTGTTAATCGTTTAACACGCGAGAGCAGCGATATTGAATTTGATGATGAAGGTTCTGACAAACTAGACGAAATCAGCAAAGATACAATTCGTGCATACAAGCATAAAGCTGAAATGTCAGTTCCAGAAGATGATCGTGAGTATAAGAACAGATCAGCTGGTATTGAGCGTGCAGATAAAAGATTGAAAAATGAATCATCCGTTAACGAAAATATTTTCGGTGGAGCAGCTCAAAATTGGCTAACAAAGGGTGACTCGTCAATGAAATCTGCAACAGGTGAAAAACGTGGTCGTGGTAATCCTGGCACCGAACGCGGTGAGTATAAAATTGATGCAAAAAAACGCCAAGACCCATCGTATAAGGATGAACTGAGTAAAAAAGTTATGGCTGCAAAGGCAGATGGTTTTGCAGCACGCGATAATTTTAAAACTGCCATGAACAATGCAATTAAAGCACATCAAATTGCTTCAGCTGGAAACTCAGGAACCATTATCTACAAACGCGGTGATCAACATCATATAAGTGATATTGCCGACGTTTCCGGAAATGCGCATGAAACTGTTTATAAAACCATGAACGGACACTCTGTTCCAGTTAGTGATGTGGTTTCAACAGATTCGGCTGATTGGAAAAAATATCGCGATAAAAAATCAAGTTAATAAGGAAAATCAATATGAAAACAAAAACTCTTTTTTATACTCCAGCAGATTTAAAACTTCCAGAAAACCGGGCTGCTGGAATTAGAACGCCTGGCTGGAACATTGTTCAAGAATGGACTGATTCTAATGGAAATGTACGTCGACGTGTAGAACCAGTTGTTGTTAATTCTGTTGTTGAAACTCCTGTAGAGCCAAAACCAGTAGAAGAGATTAAACAAGAACCAGTTGTTGTTAATTCTGTTGTTGAAACTCCTGTAGAAGAGATTAAACAAGAACCAGTTGTTGTTAATTCTGTTGTTGAAACTCCTGTAGAAGAGATTAAACAAGAACCAGTCAATAAAACAAAAGCAAAATCTAAATGATAAAAAGCGATTCAGAATTTCTTCAACGTGCAATGAAAGCATATGATAATATCCAGTGCTCGTCTATGGATGAACTAAAAGAGGATCTGAATCGCTTTAATACAATAAAAAAGATGTTAAAACGCCATGAACAAACTGGCGAAGTTAGCACACGTTTGTTATTGAATCATTTAGTTATAATTTTTAACGTATTTGGAAATTCTGCTTTTGATATGTTGTTGTTTAAAATACCAAAGACGCTGTATCGCGATCTTATGCCATTTTTGGTATTGCTGAATAGAATAACAACTGAGCAGTTAAATTCTTTGTGTGTAATTCCAAATGAAAAATTATTAAAAGAATTAAAGGAATTTTAAAGTGGCAAACATTATTGATACAGTTATTGCTTTACGCGTATTGTGGATTCTTATTACGCCAATTGAAAACACTGATGCATTTAAATTGGGTTTAATTGATGCAGATGGTAAAACAATTAAAAAAGCAAAAACTCCAGAAGAAAAAAATTCAACATCAGCACTGCATAGAATGGTGTGGAATCTTAAACGTCTAATAAGTATTGTTCCAGGAGGCAGCACTCGTATTGGAAGTCTGGCCGCAGGTTATTTGCTGATGAAGGAAGCAATTCAGAATAATTGGACAGAAGAACAGCTCGCAGAACAAGTAGACATACAATTTAATGCATTGTGCGAACAAAACGAAACTAATGATGAAATAAAATCTCTTTTGCATGGTTTGCTTCAAATTAATGAGGATGCACCTGTTAATAGTTCGCAGACTGCATCTGGAGATTCAAATGTTTGCACGGACGTTCCAAAAAAGAGCTTAGGACTTGCTCGCCGACAATCTAAGAAAAATATTGTTGAAAAAATATTCAGCAATACAATTAATTAGAATGGAAATAATAGTATTGATTATTGCGTGTAGTTTTGTTTTATTATGTTTTTTCTATATTGTATCTTTTTTAAATAAAGAAAAAGAAAAAAAGAATAGTGTTTTAAGAACTCTCGATGAAAAGTTTGAAATAATGGAGAATAATAATGACGTTCGGTAATATAATTATAACTATTATTATTTTAACGATCGTTTTAACCGTTATTGTATTTTTTTTAGAAGATGACGGCTACCCAGATAACTTCGAAGAAGAAGAAGAAGATTTGAAGAAAATGTATGACGAAATTTCTAACAAACGGAATTATTGATTATATTGTATACGCAGTAATAATTGCATGGTCTTCGCTTATTACATGGTTTGTAACAAAACGAAAAATAAAGCAAGAACAGCTTGAGATGACAAAAATAGATAATGAGCATGATTTTTTAAAACGCCAAAATTCTTTGATTGATCATGCTCTAAATCAAAACGAAAAAATTACACATCTTATTAGGCATTTTCAAGATGAAATAGGTAAACTACATCAGGATGTAATTGAACTGCGTGTAGAAAATAATTGTCTTAAATATGAAATAAGTCAACTCAATGACACTATAAAGTTACTTGTTCAGGTAAATGACGCAGAAAAAACATTCATAGGTGAAAAACATGTTTGACTTTTTATTAATTTTATTTTCTATTGATTGGAATACGCTTATAGTACCAATTATAGTAGCTGGAATAGTACTGTACTGTATTTCACACGTAAAAATTCTGCCTTTACCTTATAGGTTTATATCTGGAGTGGTTGGAGCAATTTTAGCAGTCGGCGGAATTTTTATGAGCGGAATGAATCATCAAGCTCAAAAAGAACTTGCAGCAGCTGAACAGTTTAAACTTCGTATTGCACAGCTTGAACTTGACGTTCGAGAAAAAAAGATTGAAATCGTAAATAAGTATGTAGACAAAATCAAAACAATTGAAGTCGAGAAAAAAGTATATGTTGAGGCAGTCAATGAAATCTTTACACCTGAAATTATTAATCGTTTCCCTATCTCTAACGGGTTTGTTAGGTTGCACGACTCAAGTGCGTCGGGAAGTCTTTTGCCCAGCTCCGCCGAAAGAATTGATGGAGAAGCCTCATCAATTACAATTGCTAGAGCAACAGAAGTAATCGTTGAAAATTACACAAATTGTAGAGCCAATGTTGTTCAACTAGAAGCTTTACAAGAATGGATTAAGTCTGTTCAAGAATTAACCAATAAGTAATCTTGAACAGATGCTTCGCATCTGGTTTGCAAGCAAACAGTACAATTTGTAATACAGTATTGATAACTAGAATAACTTAACGTTGTTAATACCATTATACCATCTTTTTTACTAAAGAAAAATAAACTGTCAAAAAATTTTGTTATGCATGACTTTTTGATCAAACAGTTGAAAAATTCATAAGTTTATTTTTCTTTTAACACTCTTTGTTGTATAATAGTTCTATCATTAATACAAATAAGAGTTTTCATTATGACATCTCAGCTTAAAGTCGTTGATCCTGTAGATCCAGCCAACCCTCGATATTACTTAGACAAAGCAGCAATGCACGCAGCTTTGGCTCAATATAAAGAGGATTGTGAAAAAGCAACAGCTGAAGGAAAACCACAGCCTAATATCCCAAATTACATTGGTGAATGTTTTATGGGAATCGCCAAAGGCTATGCAATGAAGTACAATTTTCGATCGTATTCATTTGTAAATGATATGATTGGTGATGCTGTAATGACTTGTATTAAGTATATTCGTTCATACGATCCAGACCGTCGAAATGAAAGTGGAACTGCAACATCACCTCTTGCGTATTTTACTCAGTGTTGTCACTATGCGTTTTTAGGACGTATTGCTCTTGAGGCAAAGCAGAGTAAGATCAAACGATCGCTAATCATGAATGCGGATTTTGATACTTTCTCATTACAGGGTGATGATGATGCAAAAGATTTTCATATGCATCTTGTTGAGTTTACACAGTCGTTGGGTCCAGATACAGATGCTTCGCCAACAGAGTCAAAGAAAAAACGTGAAACAAAACAAAAAACCGTTGGACCACTTGATAACTTTTTAGAATGAAAATAATATTTCTTGGCGACCTTCATCTTGGAGCCCGAAGCGGTAGTACTCATTTCTGTAACTACTTTAATAAATTCTTTTCTGATGTTCTCTATCCGTATATGGACGAGCATGGAATCAAACACATTGTTCAATTAGGTGACTTTTTTGATTCACGAACAAATTTAAGTCTTAAGGCATTTCATTTTTGTAAACCGCAGTGGCTAGATCCACTTGTACAAAATGATTACAAAATGCACGTATTAATTGGCAATCATGATATTTCACTGCGCGAATCGCTAGAGATCAATTCTCCTCAAAGTCTTCTTCAAGAATATGTTAAATCTGGTAATTTAATTATTCATGACAAACCTACTCAAATTGAATTTTCAAATACTACTATTGATGTGATTCCGTGGATTTGTCGTGATAATCACTCTGAGATAGAGGAATTTCTTAAACGACCAAAAGTCGGTGATTTGTGTGTTGGTCATTTTGAAATTGCTGGTTTTGAAATGTATCGTGGTGTTGAGGGTCATGGTGGTCTAGACCCGGAAACATTTGAACGATATGAACGTACACTTTCTGGACACTATCATACGCGTAGCTATTCTGAACGATATAGCATAGAGTATATTGGAACACCGTACGAGATTACATGGAGTGATTGTAGTGATCCGCGAGGATTCACTGTGTTTGATACAGATACACGTGAATTCAGCTTTGTACAGAATCCAAATACAATGTTTAAACGGATCTACTATAGAGATGGTAATCAAGATAATCTTGCAGAACTGCGTGGAAAATTCGTTAAATTAATAGTCGAAAGTAAGACGAGCTTATATCAATTTGATACATTCTTGACGCGGCTACGCGAAATTGAAATGTACGATTTGTCTATTGTAGAGAATATTGACAATCTAATTATTGCAGAAGAACTAGATGAAAATCTAAAAATTGAAGATACTCTAAGCATAATTGGTTCATACGTTGATAAACTTGAAACACAAACAGACAAAAATAAAATTAAGCAATATTTGCAATCTCTATACACTGAAGCTATTTCATTATGATCGTTTTTAATAAAATTACAGCAAAAAACTTTTTGAGTTTGGGTAATGTTCCAACAAGCATTCCTCTTAATAGACACAAAAATACACTTATAGTTGGCACCAACGGGAGTGGCAAGTCAAGTCTGTGTACAGATTCTATTTGTTTTGCACTGTATGGAAAACCTTATCGAAATATTGTAAAGAATCAACTTGTTAATTCTATCAACCAAAAAGGTCTTGAAGTTGAAATTGACTTCTCAGTTGGTCCTGTTGAATATAGAGTTAAACGTGGAATAAAACCAAATATTTTTGAGATCTATCAAGATGGAAAGTTGATTGATCAAGAGGCTGCAACAAAAGACTATCAACAGTATCTTGAGCGTCAGATCTTAAAGATTAATTTCAAAACATTTTGCCAAGTCGTTATTCTTGGAACCGCATCCTTCGTACCTTTTATGAATCTTTCAGCGTCACAACGACGTGATGTTATTGAGGATGTTCTTGACATTGCTGTTTTTAGTGATATGAATACGGTATTGAAGAATCGTATGTCTGAACTACAAGAGGAAATAAAAGATACCAATCATCAGATTGATACAGCTAAAAAAGAAACGCTAACACAAAAGAAACTTATTCAAGTTTTAGAGGATGCTAAGAGTAGTCGCATTCAAGAGGAAGAGGTGAATATTGATACACTGATGTCTGTTATAGAACGACATCGTGAAAATATAAACGAATATAAATCCAAAATCGATCTATTGGAAAAGCCTGAGAGCGTTGACATTAAAATAATTCAACAGATTGAACGATTAGCTGATTTGGCTGAAACTGAAATTCAATCAAATACACGAAAGTTAAATTCAATTGGCGCACTCAGCGACTGTCCAACATGCTTGCAGAGCGTTGGTAAACAGCACAAAGCACTTCTTAAAAAGCAGTTTACGCAAATTGAAACTGAATTGACTACTCAACTATGTGATCACAAACATCAAATAAACGAACTAGATAAAAAATTATCTGCGCAAAGGGAATATGAAACAACAGTCAAATCTTATAATGATCAGATTATTCGCGAGTATGACAAGATAGCAATTCACGAAAATGAAGTTAATAAAAAACAAAAATTAATTAATTCAATTCGCGCAGACGTTACCGATATTTCAAACGAAAAGAATAAATTAAGAACCATTGCTGATACAGCACTATCACTGCTGCAACAAAAGAATGATTTAATGGATATTCGCAATATTCAAGAACTCAGTCAAATGTTGCTAAAAGATACTGGAATTAAAGCAGCTATTATTAAAGAGTATGTGCCAATTCTAAATAAAATGATTAATAAATATCTGGCAATGTTTGGTTTTCATATTAATTTTATATTGGATGAAAATTTCAATGAGACCATTAGATCACGCGGTCGCGATGAATTTTCATACAGCAGTTTCTCTGAAGGCGAGAAACGAAAAATCGACACTGCAATTCTTTTTGCTTTCCGTCAAATCAGCGAATTAAAGAATAGCGCTAACTGTAATTTGCTTGTACTAGATGAAGTTGGTAGCGAAAACTTTGACTTGAATGCAAAGGAATGTTTTCTTGAGATTCTTTCATCGATAGAAGGCGGAAACAATTTTATTATTAGTCATTCATCTCCAAGTCATGAAGCATATGATTGCGTGTACAAGGTTGAAAAGCGTGGAGATTTTAGCAATATGGAATTAATGAATTAAACAAGAGGAAATTATGCAGATAGAAGATTTGAAGTTTTTGCTGTCAGTAATAGATGGTTGTTATAAACTATCGTCTTCTGATAAAGAACAAATTGGCTCAGCAAGAAAATTGATTGTTGCTGAGATTGATGCGTTAATAGTAAAAACTACAACAAATAAAAAAACATTCAAAGATATACTTTCTGAACTAGAATCAAATTATCCAAAAGTCGCTGAAAAGATCAGCACGTTGTGGGGAACGTTACAATGTAGACAGTATCTTGATGACTTGTGCATTGATGATAGATGTGATGCAAAACCACGTCTAGGTTTTCCTTTTGCAGTGCTAATGTCAATTGAAGATTTGCTAGATGCGCATGATAATGCATATCCAAATTTTGCTATTCCAAAAAAACCATGGGATGAATGATTAACTGGTTCTACATGCAATGGAAACGTTTAAACATACACCCATCATTGAACACAATTTTCATTATACGCCGTCTGATTCTGAAATCGTTTTGAATGCAATAGATATTTTAGAAGAAGTTGCTTTTAAAAAAGAATTTCTAACAGATAAACATCAAAGCCAGTGTATTAAAACATTGCCTAGACTGTACGAACTTGTACAAGAAATTTCTGCATTGTACGAAATGACACCTCATGACTGCAAGATTAGCGAATACTTGCAGCAATTGATCGAGTTCAAGAATGAATCCTTAGAGATGTTACGTGATGTAAACTCTTCACAGAACCTAAAAAAGTTCGCTTGAGTTTTACTTTTAATCCAATTTCGTGTTATAATATCATTATTGGAGGATATGACATGTATAGTTTATTGTTTGTTTTTGCTGTTGCACTAATACTCGCAAAAGTTCTTGGACTAGTTCAAATAACTTGGACGGTTGCAGCGTTTCCGATGATTTTGTTCGTGACGCTTGTAGTTGTCATTTTTAGTGTGTTTTTCTTGATCTTCTTTATTAAATCTTTGAAAAATAAAAAATAATGAAAATTGATTATTGTTCTGATTTGCATTTAGGCTTAGACGGAACATCGTCGCGAGTTCTTGAATGCTTTCCTGAACCACTTGGTGACGTATTAATTCTCGCAGGTGATATTGCAGAAGTCAGTGTATTAAAAAACAAGAACAAAGGAAAGAAAAAACAATTTTTGAATTTCTTTGAGTGGGTTAATAATAACTACAAACACGTACTGTATGTTTTTGGCAATCATGAGTTCTATGATGAATCGCTGTATCATTCTGTTAAAAATATGCGTGATATTTTTAGTAAAAAAGGATTCAACAATGTCTATATTCTAGATAACGAATCGATTACTATTGATGGAAAGCAATTTTTTGGCGGAACAATGTGGACCAGTTGTCGAGATGGCAATCCACTTGTTTTGAATGAAGTTCAATCAAAGATGTCTGATTATCTGTATATTAAGGACAGTAATGGCGATAAAATATTGCCTGAACATACAGTTGCTCAGCACAGAACTTTTAGAAATGCTGTAGAAAAGTATCGAAGAGCAGACGTTGTTATTACACATCATGCTCCGCATAATCTTTCCATTTCTCCATTCTATAGATCGTGTAGTGGTATTAATGACGCATATTATGAAGAGCTGTTTGACTTTATTTTTGATTCAGAAATAAAAGTATGGCATCATGGTCATGTACACGACCCATGTGATTATATGATTAAAAACACTCGTGTACTGTGCAATCCTCGTGGATACTATGGAATAGAACATGATGCATATTCATTCAAAGTAAAATCATATGAACTCTAAAATCTATTGCATTGTTTGTGATAAAGAATTAGATCATTTTGCCGAAGAAAAATGGCATCCAATAAATGCTGTTCATTTTCATTCTCATGGTCATTATGGTTCTGCTCATTTTGATCCGATGGACGGTTCAACATTAAACATAGCAGTGTGTGACGAATGTCTTGATAAAAAGACAGAAAAAACCGAAGTAATAAAAATCATATAAGTTATTTCACGTTTCTTCTCTTTTTAATTGTTATTACTTTTTTATAATTGTTTTCTTATTATTTGGAGCATTTTCGTTATGACATCAGAAGCAACTCTTGATTTAACACCGTCTGAACCAGCAGCTTTTCAGTTTCGCGTTTGCCACAAACAGCAAGACATTGAACTTTGGTCAGATTGGGTAGTGTGTTCAGAAATTCTTTACAATCAGTTTAAAGCACATCAAAATAATGGAGAATTCATTTATCAAGTTCGTCGACTTTTTTCAGAATGATTTTTACTTTTATTCAAAAGTTGTTGTATAATAACTTTATTGATAGAGGATTTATTATGAGAGTAGTAGAATTCAAGCAACTTGCTAGAGGATTGGATTTTGATTTTTACTATGATCGTGGACTACGTCTGTGGACTCTGCGAAAACATGAACGTACAGAGTATTTTACTCGACAAGTTCTACTTTCAATGACTGTAGAAAAATTTAAACAATCTTATTTGTACTGATTTTTAATTTGTTAAAACGAGTTTGCTGTGTACGGGTGAAGCTTAATTGGATAAGCAGCTGGCTTCTACCCAGTCGATAGTGCAAGTTCGAATCTTGTCACCCGTACACAGCAAATTCAAACACTTCTGTAAAATATCATGAAATGTTACTCTGATCTTTCTCCTGCTCAACGTAAATGGGTAGATTTGGTTGAAATTCATTTTCCTGAAATTAATGATACAATAACTTATAAGAAATTATTGGAAATGTATAATTATTTTCTTGAGCTGCGCAAACAGAATAAAAATTACAAAGTATCAAAACCACTATGGCTTATTACTAATAATGCAATCGAACGTGGGTTGTATAAATTTCCTGGAAGAAAAATAAAAATCAAAAAAGATTTTTCAGAAATGGAAATTTTATATCATAGTGAACTGGCAGAATTTGGTATAGAACCAATAATTTAATTTTATTTTTAATATAATGGAGTTATAATGACTGTAGGTGTGAAATTTGATTCAGAAAAACCGATGATGAGTTTGTTGCCGCCTTTTGCAACTCTTGCCGTCGGTCGTGTTCTTACGATGGGTGCTAAAAAATACTCAGCTGGAAATTGGCGTCACGTTGAAAACGGACAACAACGGTATGCTGATGCAGCACTACGACATTTTTATGCATATATGTCCGGCGAAGAACGAGACCCAGAGTCTGGTGAAAACCATATGGCACACGTAATATGTTGTGCTATGTTTATACTTGACGCCGCCGAAAGCGGCAATCCCTTGAAATGATTCTCTTTAACTTAACTATGAAAGACGACTATGAAAATCTCTAAAGAAACTACATCCATCCTGAAAACTTTGGCTGGTATTAATACTAACCTGCTATTAAAAGCTGGCTCTAAGCTTTCAACAATTTCGCCGCTAAAAACCGTCGTTGCAGAGGTATCTGTACAAGAAACATTTTCTACAGAATTTGGCATTTACGATCTCAACGAATTTCTTGGTGTTCTTAGTCTGTTCAGCGAACCAGAACTAACGTTTAGTGATAAACAAGTCAAGATCTCAGAGAACGGCGTTAGCATTAAATATTTTGGTGCAGATCCTGGAATTCTGACTGTTCCTCAAAAAGAACTTAAATTTCCAACACCTGACGTTGAATTTGATATTCCTACATCAGTTCTTGCAATGGCAATCAAAACAGCTAGTGTATTGCGCAGTCCTGACATCAGCTTTATTGGTGATGGTACGGCTGTTACACTGCAAATTCAAGATTTAAAGAATCCTTCAAGTAATAGTTTTGATTTGAAAGTCGGTGAAACTGATCGCACTTTTTCATCAAACTTAAAGGTCGAAAATCTCAAGATGATGAGCGGAGATTATTCTGTTGCAATTTCGGGTAAACGCATTTCACGATTCACCAATAAAACAAATGGCGCAGTTTTTTATATTGCGCTTGAATCAACATCTTCGATTGAATAAGTTTGTTTTTTGTGTTATAATAGACAGTAGACTAAATTTTTAGTCAATTAATTTTTGTTATGAAAGAGCGCCTATGTCCGAAGACTTAAATGCGATGGTATTCGCTGAGCATTATCGTCCTAAAACTATTGATGATTGTATTCTACCGTCTGCTACAAAGCAGATGATAAAGGATGCAGTAAGCAGCGGTTCTGTTCCACATTTTCTTTTTGCTGGAACCGCGGGCATAGGCAAGACCAGTTTGGCTAGAGCAATTTGTAATGAATTAAATGCTGATTTGCTCTACGTCAATGCTTCACTTGAGACAAGTATTGATGTAATTAGAACTAAAATTATTGGATTTTCTTCATCAGTTTCTTTGTCCGACAGCTTTAAAATTATTCTACTCGATGAGGCAGAGGGGCTGAGTCCACAAGCGTCAAATTCTCTTAAAGCTATCTTTGAGGAATTTCCAAACGTCCGATACATTCTGACGACAAACAATCTTGCAAAGGTCATTGATCCAATAAAGAGCAGATGTGTTGTAATTGATTTTAAGATTGATGCATCAGAAAAACCAGCTCTGGCTCTGCAAATGTTTAAACGAGTAAGCCTTATTTTAAAAGAGCGCGATATTGAATTTGATAAAAAAGTTGTTGCTGATGTAGTCAATAGGTTTTTTCCAGATTTTCGTAGAACACTTAATGAGATTCAGCGTTATTCGACTGGTGGTAAAATTGACAGCGGAATTCTATTAAGTCATAGCAAGACAAGTTATCGCGACTTGATTAAAATTCTAGCTGAAAAAGATTTTAAAGGTATGCGTCAGTGGGTTGGTGAAAATGCCGATTCTGATCCAGCAGTTCTTTTTAAAGATTTTTATGATAATGCATATGAATATTTTGAACCACAAACTATTCCAAATGTAATCTTATTGCTGTCCGATTATCAGTTTAAAGCAATTCATGCAGTTGATCCAAGTATTAATTTGGCAGCTTTTCTTGTTGAAATAATGATGCAGGTGAAATTTAAATGAACGAAATATTTTTATTATTGGTAACCGCATTTGCTTCTTTTATTGGTGGTTGTTTTTATGGACTGAATATCAACGTCTGTAGTCAAGTGCGAGAAATTGCAAAATCTTTGCCTGTGAATATTGTTGCTGAAGAAATAAATTCAACGACCTGGGTTGGTCGACTTATGTCAACACATGAGTTTATATGCCAAGCAGGAGATTATGACACGCTTATTCAGATGTTGTATGAAAAGTTTCCTAACCGACAAATCGTTGTTACTGCTGTAGAGGTTGTGCAAGAATGAGTTTTTTTGACATTCAAAACAATCTAACAAGCAGCAATGAATATATTTTCAACGATGAAACATCAAAGGATTATTTGCCTTTTATGATCAATCGCGGAATGAGTAATTTTATTGATTGTGTTATGCACGCGAATGAAATGAATCTTCGTTCAAACTTGACGACTAAACAGCAATATGATTATTATCACCATGCTATAACGCCAAAGAAGAAGCGTTTTGCAAAATGGCACAAGCCAGCAAAGGACGAAACAACCTCACTGATAAGTGAGTACTATAAGTGCAGCATTTCCCTAGCTGAGCAGTATGCCGCACTGTTAAACACTGAGCAACTTGCGCTGATTAAATCAAAGCTTGATAAAGGTGGAAAACGCAGTCAATAAATAAATCCGTCAAAACAAATTTAAAATAATAAAAATTATGAACGGAAATATTGCTCTTCCAACTGATACATATAATTGGACAATTGATTCTATTCTTGAAATCAAATTGCCAAATCCTGATGCGTTTTTAAAAATACGTGAAACATTAACACGTATTGGAGTTGCTTCAAAACAAGAAAAAACTCTTTGGCAGTCCGTACATATTTTACACAAGCGTGGAAATTATTATCTACTCCATTTTAAAGAATTTTTTGGTATTGATAATAGGGATGCTTATATTACTGTAGAAGATATATGCAGACGTAATACTATTGCAAAATTACTAGAGCAATGGGGTCTTTGTACAATTGTTACAAAAGAAACATTAATGACAACAAACATGAACAATATTAAGATTGTTCCGTACAAAGAAAAAGGTGATTGGCAGCTAAAGGCAAAATATACTATGAGAAGCCAGCGTCAATCAGAACAGCATAGCAATTAAACAGAAAGTTAAATACAGATGAAAAAATTATTATCATTTTATGGTGATTTAAAAATGCTTGTAGAAGTTTTACGTAAACTTCCAAAAGCAATTTTTCTTCCAAATAAAGACGTAAAGTAAAATTTTTAGACTGCAGCATTTGCTGGGTCAAACTGAATTTCCAGGCGGTCTGGAAATAACAAGGTGCTTTTTGGCCTTGTTTTAATTTTGTGTCGAAAGAGCAAATAGGAGCTTTAAATGAGTTATATTCTTGATCAAATCTATCGCGATTTTTTTAATGTTGGCGGTAATATAAAGGATGGGTTTCCATTCTACAATCTTGTAAAAAAAGACGAAAAAACATTTGAAATTCGTCTTGCATTGGCTGGTTACAATATGTCTAACATCGAGGTATTGGTTGATGGAGAGCATCTTGTTATTTCTAGTGCAGGTATTGACGAACGTTCAGAAACATTTGTTCATAAAGGCTATACAGGAAAACCGTTTGTAAAAAAATTCATTTTGAATTCTGAAGCTGAAGTAAAAGGCGCAGATTTTCAAGACGGTGTTTTGACTGTTTTTGTAGAACGTATTGTACCAGAAAAAAACAAAGTACGACAAATTAAAATTAACGGTTTAAAACCTGAAATTCTTAACGGATAAATTATGACAACAATCGAACGCCTGGCAGTATTTCCTTTTATCGATTTGGGCGACTGGATATTCAGGTGTTCGATATCCAACAAAACAAATATTATGATATTAGCATTCTGCAAAGATACAAGTATCAAGAACAGAATGCTCTTGCGATTTTTTTCAGATGCCGAAATAGCAAATGCATGGGTTGAAGAATGCAATGCTGGCAAACACATCGAAGATTAATTTTACTTTTATTGTTTCTTGTGTTATAATTACTCTATCGTAATTAATAACGGAATTGCAAATGAACTTCCAAAAAATCGAGTGGACCTTAGAAAAAATCGTATCTAACAACGGACATGTTTGGATGTACGAGCTTTCGAAAGAAGTACAGTCGTTGGTTGGTAGAAATGTGGCGACTGTTAGTGGTCCACCACCCGAATATGGGAATACTGTACCAACAGAGAATAATTCCAAAACTGGTATAATAGAGTTGGTAGAATACAGGAATTCGGAAACATATTTCCTTGTACGTCGCTCAAATGGACAAGCTGATTGGCGTGCTTCTTACAACACATATTTGGTTTAATAACCAAACGTCAAAAGTTAGAGAACAATTGCGGCGTTAACTCAGCTGGCCGAGAGTAGCAGACTCATAATCTGCCGGAGTAATCCCACCGTTGGTTCAAATCCAACACGCCGCACCAAAAATTAATTTACTTTTATTCCATTCTAGTGTATAATAGTTTATCGCAACGATAAGGATTTGTTATGTTTTGTTTGGACATCGAAACAGTCGGATTAGAATCAAATTCGGCTGTGCTAAGTTTAGCTATGGCTTATTATGATCCATCAACTAAAATCGATTATAAAAAGATTCTTTCTGAAACATTTTTTGTAAAATTTGATCTGAATATTCAATTAAAAGAGTTTGGTCGTACATACACTCAAAGCTCATTAGATTGGTGGCGTAAACAATCTGAAGCAGCAAAAATATGTAGTCTGATTCCGTCTGATGAAGATGTTCATCCAAAGCAAGGAATTGCCGATTTGCGAAAATGGTTTAATGGTTTTCCAGATGCAAAAAAGCAGCTTGTTTGGGTTCGTGGATCTCTTGATCAGCCTGTTGTTGAATCTCTTTTTCGTTCACTTGACGAAGAACCGCTAGTAATGTACAATGCATGGCGCGATGTTCGAACAGCACTAGATTGCTTTTATCCAAATTCAACGAATGGATATGTCGAAGTAGATCCAGCAAAATGTTTGAATTATGATCATTATGCTGTTGTAAAACACGATCCACGTCATGATGTTGTTTTTGACTTGTGCCAACTATTTGCAGGAAAAAGTGAATGAAATTTTATACAAACGTAGCAATAATGGGATCTGACGTTCTCGTCAGAGAAATAGTTGACGGAATTCCATCCTTGCGTAAAGACCGTTGGTTCCCAGCAATCTACGTCAAGGGTCAACCTAAAGATCCGCAAGCATTGTCTGTAAAAACACTGTACGGTGATGATGCATATGAGATGCTTCCTGGTTCTATTCGCGAAACAAAAGATTTTGTAGAGCAGTACAAAGGTGTTTCTGGTTTTGACATTTACGGACAGTTGAATTATTCATTGCAGTATATGAATCGATATCAGTGTACTGGTTGGGATTATAAAAAAATCTCAGCATGGTCAATTGACATTGAAACCGCTGTACCAGTAGATGAATCAGGCAAGACATATTTTCCAGATCCAGAAAATGCAGATGGAGAGATCCTGCTTATTACACTGTGCAATATGCACAGTGGTCAGTGCTTTACTTGGGGCACAAAGGAATATTCTGGTAAAGATACACATTATACGCTCTGCGCATCAGAATCACAACTAATACGACTCTTTCTAGAATTTTGGCAGCAGCGACGTCCTGATATTATTACTGGCTGGAACATTTGTGGGTTTGACTTGCCGTACATTATTAACCGTGCAACACGTATAATTGGAGCTGAATCGATTCAAAAGCTGTCTCCATGGGGCAAAGCTGGTACAAAATCAAAACAGTTTAACGGTCAAACTGAATGGGATACTCAAATTCTTGGTGTATCTATTCTTGATTATATTGATCTCTACAAAAAATACATTTTCACAAAGCAGGAAAGCTATTCACTAGGTCATATTGCTCAAGAGGAATTAGGTCATTCTAAAGTTGATCATTCTGAATATGGATCGTTTACGGACTTTTATTCAAAAGCCTGGCCAAAGTTCGTTTTCTACAACATAATTGATACACTGCTGGTAAAACAGCTAGACGATAAGTTAAAGTTAATTGAATTGGTTTTGACAATTGCATATGAGGCAAAAATCAATTATGAGGACGTTGCTTCTCCAGTAAAAACATGGGATGCTATTATAAGCAACTATTGTCTGCAGCAAGGAATTGTTTTACCGCAGCAACGTCGTGAACTTCAATCACCACTTGATGGCGCGTATGTTAAAGAACCTAAACCTGGATGGTATAAGAATGTTGTAAGTTTGGACGCTACGTCACTTTATCCAAGTATTATTATGACTAACAACATTTCTCCAGAAACATATGTTGGTAAAATTGAAGATTTGGACATTGAAAGTTTTCTAAAGAAACCACAATTAGACGCGTCTGATTCAGTTTGCATTACACCTGTTGGTGCAATGTACAGCAAATCTCAACGTGGAATTCTTCCTGTTTTAGTAGAGCATTTTATGACTTCTCGTAAACAGGCAAAAACTGAAATGCTACGATTAGAGCAAGAAATAGAAAATACGTCTGATGAAGCATTAAAGAATCAACTCGATCAACGTCGTTCTGCATTTGATAATAAGCAGATGGCAATAAAAACGTTGTTAAATTCGCTCTACGGAGCCACGGCAAATCAATATTTTCGATTCTTTAAATGGGAACATGCAGCATCTATTACCCTAACTGGTCAGTTCGTATTGAGAACTATTGAAAAATTAATTGACGCTGAACTAAATCAGCTGTTTAAAACTGGTTCAGAAAAGTACTTGGTTTATATTGACACGGACTCCCTTTATTTTTCGCTTGAACCAGTTATTAAAAAATTCAATATAGATGACAGCAATGCCATTAAAACAATGGAAAGACTTGCAAAGGATAAAATTACTCCAATCGTTAATAAAATCTGTACAGAATGTTGTGATTACATGCAGTCGTATCAGAATAAGCTCAGCTTTAAACTTGAAGTTGCAGCAAGCAAAGCAGTGTTTTTGGCAAAAAAGAAGTATGTTCTCAAGGTATTTTCGTCAGAAGGCGTTTCATATACAAAACCAAAATTCAAGGCAAAAGGTCTTGAAATGGTTCGGTCATCAACTCCACGATATGTACGTGATAAGTTGAAACTTGCATTGGACGTTATATTTGACACAGATGAAAAAGGTGTTCAACAATTTATTAAATCCGTAAAGGATGAATTCCTTGTGCTGCCTCATGAACAGGTTGCTTTTCCACGTGGCGCTAATAATCTTGCAGAATACTCACACAGTCAGACAATTTATGACAAATCCAAAAGTGTACCAATTCAAGTTCGCGCCGCACTTCTTTATAATCACTATCTGAAAAAACACGACGTTGATGGGCAGTATCCGTCTATTGGTGAAGGCGATAAGTTAAAATTCATGTACCTAAAGGTGCCTAATAAAATTCGTGAGAATGTTATTGCATTTCCTGCTGATGGCAAGTTGCCCCAAGAATTTGGACTAGAACAGTACATTGATTATGAACTGCAATTTGAAAAAACTTTTCTTTCAGCTATGCAATTAATTCTTACATCTATTGGTTGGAAGGCAGAAGAAATTTCAGATCTTTCTGAATTCTTTTAAGTTTATTTTTAGTTTTAATGTGCATAGTGTATAATTAATTTTTTAACGTGAGGTATTAATATGAGTTTAATGGACAAATTAAAACAGAATTCTACTATTAAGGAGACTGCTGTTCTTCAAGAAAGTAAGTTATTTTCAGAAAAGGATTTTTATACTACAGAAATTCCAGCGCTGAACATTGCTTTTTCTGGCCGTATTGATGGTGGATTTACTTCAGGTCTTACAACAATCAGCGGGCCCAGTAAGCATTTTAAAACGTCCTTTGCACTAATGATGATTAAAACATATCTTAGCAAATATAAAGACGCGATCTGCTTATTTTATGATAGCGAATTTGGTGCACCCGCAAGTTATTTTTCATCGTTTGGAATTGACAGTTCGCGAATTCTTCATACACCTATTACTGACATTGAACAGTTAAAATTTGACTGCATGAAACAGCTTGAAGCAATCAAGCGGTCTGACAGAGTTATTGTTGCAATTGACTCAATCGGCAATCTTGCTAGTAAAAAAGAAGTTGATGATGCTATGGATGGACGATCTGTTGCAGATATGAGCCGTGCAAAGCAATTAAAATCATTTTTTCGCATGGTGACACCACACTTGAATTTAAAAGATATTCCGATGGTGACTGTAAACCATACATATCAGACTCAGGAAATTTATTCCAAAGCAGTTGTAAGTGGCGGAACCGGAATTTACTATTCAAGTGATACCATCTTCATTATCGGTCGTCAGCAAGAAAAAGACGGAACAGACGTTATTGGATACAACTTTGTTATCAACGTCGAAAAATCACGCTTTTCTCGTGAAAAATCCAAAATTCCAGTTACAGTTTATCACAAAGGTGGTATTTCTAAGTGGAGTGGATTAATGGACATTGCTCTCGAAAGCAAACATGTAATTAAACCGTCAAACGGCTGGTATTCACGTGTTGATGAAAATACTGGCGAAGTTGAAGGTAAAAAATGGCGGCTGGCTGATACAGATACAGCAGATTTTTGGATGCCAGTACTAAAGAATGTAACATTTCAACAATTCGTAAAAGACCGTTATCAGGTTGCTTCGGGCAGCATTACTAATTTTGAAGATATTGACAAAGAAATGGCTGAACTGGAAACTGAGGAAGAATAAAATGATTACATTAAACGACATTAAAGTAGAGCCATATGAAGATAATGAGTATTCTATTACGCTGCTGTCAACTGACGACGTTGGTATAAAATACAAATATGGCAAAGTTTCATTTGACGATGCAGAAGACGGCAGTGGTGAAGCCATCATGAATTTTGATTATGATATTATTTCTGGAACACCTCGTGATCTTGAAGTTTTCCATAACACAATTGGCAGTGTTTTACAATTAATGATTGAAAATATGATCAAAGACAACTCAGTTGTATTCGCAGGTGGAACAGATTAATGAGTCGTATTGAAACTACAATTCTTGGTAATTTGCTGGTTTCAGAAAAGTTTAGTCGAGCAGCACTGCCTTTCTTAAAGCCTGAATTTTTTCAGGACAAAAGCGATGCAGTGCTGTTTGAAGAAATCACACGATTTTTTCAACGACATAATAAACCAGCAACACGTGAAATTCTAAATATTGAAGTATCCAACAGAACAGATCTCTCTGATAAGGAACTTGAAAATACCGAAGCATCTATAAGAGATCTGCCAGACGAGCAAACAAACTTTGATTGGCTTATTGAGCAAACAGAAGCATTTTGTAAAAAACGAAGTCTCTATCTTGCTATTCTTGACAGCATTAAAATTATCGAAGGTGATAAAAAATCTTCTTTAACTGAGGAAGCAATTCCTAAACTGTTGCAGGATGCATTGGCTGTTAGTTTCAATAGTGAGGTAGGACATAATTATCTTGAAGATGCTGATGCTCGTTTTGATGCATATTCACTAGCTGAAGATAAAATACCGTTTGATCTTGATGAACTAAATGAAACTACAAAAGGTGGTATGAGTCGTAAAGCGCTCTATTGTGTAGCTGCTCAAAGCGGTGGAGGCAAATCTATTTTCATGACTCATACTGCTGCAAGTACTCTACGTCTTGGTAAAAATGTTCTCTACATTACTATGGAAATGAGCGAGAATAAAATTGCTGAACGTATTGATGCAAATTTAATGAATATCAAAGTCGATGAAATTAAGAATTTGACAAAAAATGAGTTTGTAAGTCGTGTTGATCGTATTGCTAAGAAGACTCATGGCAAACTCTACATCAAGGAATATCCAACAGGTGGAGCTCATTCCGGTCATTTTCGCGGTTTGCTTGAAGAGTTAAAAACAAAACAAAATTTTATTCCTGATCTTGTTATTGTTGACTATCTTGGTATCTGTGCTAGTGCTCGTGTTCGTATGGGCGGAACAGTGAATACATATTCATATCTGAAAGCGGTTGCTGAAGAACTTCGCGCGCTAGCCGTTGAGCATAATGTGGCAATTTTAACTGGAGCTCAGTTAAATCGCGGTGGTTATTCTAATAGTGATGCTGATATGAGTAGCGTTGCAGATTCAATGGGTATTGTAATGACGTTGGATTTTTTCTTTGCGCTTATAGCAACAGATGAACTTTCAGAAATGGATCAAGTACTTGTAAAGGTATTGAAAAATCGTGGTGGAGACTTGCCTAAATTTTTATTGGGTCTAAATAAGTCAAAAATGACTTTCTTCAATCTTGAATCTTCAGCTCAAAAAGGACTGTTGCCAATCGCTAACAGTGGAAGTAAGAAACAAAAGCCTGAACCAGACGTTCCTCTATTCGATAAAACACGAACCGGACGAGCAGTTTCTGCAGAAGGCTTTAAATTTTAAAGGAAATTAACAATGATCAGACATTTTTTACGAAAATATATTTTTGGTTGTTTTGATACTACACACTGTTGATTTTGTTAAATAGTAAAAACTAAGGAGAAGAAAATGATAAAGAAAATTGTCACATTTATTTGTTTTTCATTATTGACAACCGCGGTTTTTGCTGCAAACTACACTTTGTGGGTCAACGGTCGTGGAGGTGGTGGTCAGGACGGCAACTACGCAGACTTCAAATATTGGGGTCCTGCAACTACAGATGCCGGCGTAAACAAAAAGGCCGTTAACTGGAATGGTTACGACCGTGTTGCCACCAAAAACTACCAAATTCGTGATGCCCTCGACTGCTTCTGCACTGGCACCAACTGGTGCTACATTGGAGCACACAGTGCAGGCAATCTGCAAACAGGTTACGCGCTTTCTTTGTTTGGCGGAACAACCCGTCAAGTTAAAAATGCCACACCCAATGCTTCAGGCGTGTGCGGCAACGTAGCAGGCAACACCACCCAAACCGGCTGGAATATCAAGTGGGTAAACGTAGCTTCTGGCGCCGCAGGTGGCAGCGAGTTGTCTGACTTAGGCAGCTGGGCTATGTCAGAACCTTTAGTTTCTGACCTGAAAACCACCACCTCACGCGCTATGTACGACCACAACCAAACCCGTGGTAAATGGTTCAACATGTATGCAGGCGCTAAAGGCACAGTCTATGCAGCTGTATTGTCCGGACAAGATGACCAAGCTGTGTCTTACCACTCCACTGGTGGAGTATCCGGTAGCGGCGGCACAGCACTGTGCAACCCATCCGACTGGTGGTGCAATGACCTGACTATGGGCACAGCATCCAACGAAGGCGGTAGCCGTAAATGGAGCTTCCATACCGTTAAACTGCGCGACGACAAAGAGCAATTTGACCACTATGCCCGCAGCAACTGGCAAGGCATTATTGATCCGGTTCGTAAAGATGTTGTTCTAATGGCACGATAAATATTGCTTGTTATAATATTAGAAAAATTAAAATGTTAAAAAAATCAGTATTGTTTTGGAGTTACCGACACAATTTTAGGCATTAAAAATGTTAAGAGCCTTTATTTTAGCACTAATGTTGTGCGGCTCTGCTCACGCTTTACCGATATCGGTAAACAACAACTTTACTTCCAAGTCAATTGGCGGCGTTGTAGAGGTCTTTGAAGACAAATCGGGTGAAATTGAGATAGCTGACGTTTTAAGCAGTTCTCACATTCAAAACCAATTTGCTAGCATGCATAGTGAAACGCCTAACTTTGGCTATACAGACAGCAGTTTTTGGGCACGTATCAACCTGAACGATTCTCGCAAGAGCGCGTTCTCAGCTTATGCAGAACCACTATACTTAAAGTACGGGTATGCACAGACTGACTACGTTGCTATCTGGTGCTATAACGACTTTAAATCAGAAGTCATGCACCAAAAAGCGGGAGATCATGTGCCTCGTGCTGAGTGGTCTAGTAGCTATAGAGAGCCGGTATTTGTTATTCCTAGCGATGCCAGAGTTTGTTACCTCAACGTCAAGACGACTTCTGCAGTTCAGCTCTCCCTCGTACTCTATTCAGAAAAAGAGTTCAATAAGTTCTTTGTTTTAGATAGTGCGCTGCAAGCAATGTACTTTGGCGCACTGCTAATCTCTGCCGCATACAACCTGCTGATAGCTTTCTCATTACGCTCTAAAGCATACTTTGCCTACACCGTATTTTTACTGACGTACGGTACTTTTCAGATTTCCTACAACGGCTATGGCTATGCCTTATTTTGGACTGACATGATTGGTTTTGCGGACAAGATTCTACCTTTTATGATTCTGACGATTGGCGTAACTTCATGTACTTTCACTTCGCTGCTCTTGAATCTGAAAAAAGAGTCACCACGATTTCATAGGCTAGGCTTTGCCTTGATGATAATAATTGGAACTCTTGCAGTAATAACACTGTTTGCCGATTACAAGATAGCTCTAATGTCCACTTTTATATACAGTCCGGTTTGGGCTTTCTTCCTGCTGGGTTCTGGCTGTTACTTGGCTTACAAAGGTATGCGCGTAGCTAAGATTTACCTAATGGGTTGGTGGATGTTTGTCATCGGGACTATGGTTATTATTTGTAGTCGAATAGGCTACCTACCAGTAAATGACATAACCACTAATGCAACGCAGATAGCTACAGTGCTTGAGTTTTTGCTATTTTCCTTTGCGCTTTCAGATCGTATCAATACAACTCAAAGTGACCTAATCAAAGCTCAAAAGAAGATTGCAGAAAATCTTAAAGCGTCAGAGCAAGAGCTTGAAACCAAGGTTGAGCAACGCACCAAAGAGCTATCAGATACCCTTGAAGAATTGCAGTCCACGCAAACACAACTCGTCCAAGCTGAGAAGTTGGCGTCGCTAGGCTTGCTGGTGAGTAACGTAGCCCATGAACTTAATTCACCTATTGCTTCTATCATGTCAAGCGGAGATTCTATTGCATCGTCGGTCAATGAGATGGTAGATAACTTGCCTGAGATTATTCGACAGTTAGAAGGTGGTGACAGGGAATTGTTCTTTGACTTGATAATGCACCCTAAAGTGCAACGTGACTTTGTGCCAAAAGAGGAACGACAACAAACACGCGAGGTTACTGCAAAGCTCAACGAACGCGGTATTGATGGTGCAATGCGCAAAGCCCGTCTGCTAGTGCGACTAGGTGTGTACAAGGAGGTTGATAAGTTTATGCCATTACTCCAATCCAAGGACAGCGATTTTGCTCTGAACGTAGCAGCGGGGATTGGAGATGTTTTAAGTGGTACACACAACATCAACTCCGCGGTTGAACGTGTAAACCGCATCATCTTTGCGCTCAAAGAACTTGCAGGCACGGAGCGTGTCATGGCAATGGAAACAACCTACCTTCACGTAACGATAGAAAAGGCGCTGAACTCGTACCGACACCTGATGAAAGACGTTAAGGTAGTTTTCAATCACGCGCCAATAGAAGCTATACAGTGCGACCCCGAAGCCATGCAGCAAGTGTGGACACATTTAATCATCAATGCACTTCATGCCATGAAGTACAAAGGTACGTTAGCAATTGACCTATCATGTATAGACAACCAAGCAAGAGTGTCTGTAAAGGACGAAGGTACCGGCATAGGACTTGACGTGCAAGCAAAGATGTTTGATGCTTTCTACACAACGAAAACATCAGGCGAAGGTGGTGGAATGGGACTGGCGATTGTTAAGAAAGTTGTAGAGCAGCACCGAGGACGCATACAGGTGACTTCTGAAATTGGCGTTGGTACAACCTTTGTTGTCTTTTTACCTTTATGAGTTAGTGATTAAAATGAATACAAATAAAATCGATTGTCATGTAATAAATTCAAACGAGCCAGACGAATGGAAGCGACAATGTCTAGACAGCATAGAAACTGCACCAATTATTCTACACGAGGTCTCTGGAATTCCTGGAAAAGTTGGTGCAGCACGACATGCTGGATTTTCTAAAGGCAACAAACCGTTTGTATCTTTTGTTGATTTTGACGATTTTTATAATTCATTTGCATTTAATGCTCTGCAGAACTGTTTAGAAAATAATCCTTCAGTAGTTCTTGCATATACTAATGAGGTATATGTTAATGAGCAAGGTCACGTCATGTGCGAACGAAACCTTTCATACAGCAGAAAAAAACACATCTCTTATGGCGATCATGTTCATGGTTTAATGCTTATTAGACGCTCTGCATTGTCAACAGTTCTTGATTCAATCGTTGACGTTGAAAATTATTCAGAATGGTTCTTAACACTTCAACTCTCAAAGCTTGGAGAAATACGACACTTGCCGATCATAGGTCGATTCTGGCGACAGCACTCGCGGCAATCGCATTTGAAAGCTGATCCTGTTACTGTTAAAAAAATAAAAAATCTTTTCACGTAGTTTTTACTTTTAATGGTTTTTATTGTATAATTATTCTTTTGAAGGAATATTATGAGCATCGATTTGCCAAATATGAGTACTAAAGAGATCATTTTATTAAATAAAATATGGTCGTGCGATTCACTAGATGAATTTAAAACTTGGAAAGAGAGTTTATGTGAATCTGACCAGCTTCTTGCAAATGATCTGCTTTTTGCACTCTCTGCAGAAATAGAACTTCAAGAAGAACAATCGTACAGTGAAGCTCAACAACTAATAGAAAAAATAAAAAGGAAGATATGAAAAATCAAAAAGGTTTTACACTAGTAGAAATAGCCATCGTAATGGTCATTATTGGCTTGCTCTTGGGCGGTGTTCTAAAGGGTCAGGAAATGATTGAAAATGCGCGGGTAAAAGATACAGTGAATGTTATGAAAGGTGTTCAGACTGCGTATAATGCATATCAAGACCGATTTAAAGCAATTCCCGGTGATGAAACTGCTACTGTCATGACAAATCGTGGTTGGGCTGGTAACACTGGTCCGGGTGTTTCAAACGGTTCGTTGGCAATTCCACTCGCACAAACATTTACTAATGGCGGTGATCAAGCGGGTTTTTGGCGCGCTCTGCGTGCTAGTGGCTTTATGACTGGCGATCCAGCTGCTCCAGCAACAGCTGCAGGTTTGCCTACTTTGAGCACCGGTGGCTTGGTTGGAATCAATTCTGGTCCATCATATGGATTGCCTGGTCCTGTTGTATGTGCTAGTGGTCTTTCGACAAAGCAAGTTGCTGCTATGGATCTAATGATTGACGGAACAGGTGCTGCAAACAATACTGGTTCATTTAGAGCAGCTACAGGCGCAGCAACTCCGCTTGTTCCTGTTGCAGTAGCACCAGCTGCAACATTCTATTCTGACAACGTTCTCACTAAATGGACTGCTTGTATTACTATCTAAATCTAAAAGGTTTGACTGGAGAAAACAACGTGCGGTAATGATCGATTATCAAGACCATAAATAATACATTTTAGGGAAATTAAATGCATAAAATGGTCTTGATTTGTGTATTGATGTGCGTTGTTTCTGGCTTTGCACTACCATCTTTGTACTATAAAACGAATGAGTCTGATATGGAGATCGCTTAATGAGCACTTCTAGACACACCGTTTATTCTTGGAAATACGACTCCCCTGGAATTTTTTTAAAAGCAGGACAGTCTGTTAGTATTATAGCTGATCCACATGATCGTTGGAAAGATTTAAACATTGAATGCGACGCCGATGGTTGGTGGAGTTACAATCCTCTTTATAATCTTAATTTTATAAAGAAGAGCATGGATTTTCCATATGAAAATTTCATGAAGCTGTGTGCAAGAGTCGGTAATGAAAAATTTGTAATAGGAAAATTTTCAAACTTTACTCCAAAGACATCTGGATATCTTGAACTTTTTGCAAATGATGTTTCGTGGTTGAGATGGAATAATACCGGTTCAATTACAGTTACAATTGCAAAAGAATAAAACTGGTTTAAACATGACTGAAACTAAAGCATCTTCTTTTGGTAATGGATTTTCTGATGCACTCAGCGGAAGATTGCCAAATAAAAACATTCAACTTCCTGAAGCACAGCGTTCGTATCTTCTTGGTTATAACGCCGGAAAAGTACGAAAGGCTGATTTTTTTAAAACTATTGCTGAAGAAGAAAAAAGATCACAAAACACGCAATAGTTTTACTTTTATTGATCGTTGTATAGTATAATTACATATATCAATCAAATTGAGTAAAAATGAAAACTGTATTTGAATTCATTCTAGCATTTATTATATCAGCTATTTTAGCTGTTCCTTTTGTAATCTATTTTTGTAGAATGGTACCGTCGCCATGAAAATAAAAATTCCAAAAATTCGAAATAAGTTAGTAGTTCCTTGTTTGTTTAAACGAGCAGGCAAACACCGCGATAAAAAACGCGAATCTAAAAATTCTCATCAACCTTAAATTTTTACTACTGGAGTTTTATTATGGATAGCAGAGCATTGTACAGCAATGAGGCGGCACGTGAAAAAGTTAACAATATTTTTGATATTGTATTGATTGCCAGTTGCAGATATAGAGAACTTAAACGCGGTTATATCCCGATGGTCAGCGTAAAAGGCGGTCCAGTTCAAACGGTACTTGAAGAAATTGAACGTGGAATTGTTGGACAAGACTATGTAGTAAAAAACGTTGAAAATAATCGTAAACAGCGTTATGAAAATTTTAAACGGGATCAGCGCCGAAATGGAAACAATTAAAATTACTGATTGTATTGGCGATCAAACGCCAAATCAACAGCAGATTCAAGATCCAAACTACTCAATACATTTTATTGAACCAATAATTTCTGGTAGTGGACTGTTGATTAATATGGCGCTGCGACGTGTTATTTGTAGAAATGTTAAAGCTTATTATTCTATTGATGAAATTTTAGAAGATTCATTTCTGCTACCAGCAAATCCTGGTTTTTCTGCTGAACAACTCAATAGATATATTTCTGCTGATACCCGTCGTGGTTTTGGTAAAGCAGTAGAAGGTTATGGCATTATTGCTTACACTGGCAAAAGTAATCACGACAGACCTATTGCAAGTGTTACTTATAATGATACAGTTAGGTATTATGCCAATCCAAATTTTTCAAAAATGGTGAAACGAATATGAGTGATGGCGGTAAGGGTAGTGCTCCCCGAAAGCAGCAAGATCAAGACGCATACAGCAAGAACTGGGATGCTATCTTTGGCAAGAAAGAACAGAACAAAGATTCTGGCAAAAAATAGATCCACATAAATTTACTTTTATTCTTGGTTCTGTGTTATAATAACTCTATACTGAAATTGAATAGAGTTATTATGAAAAATACAAAGTACGTTGCATGGTGTTATTATGGAGATCCACGTGAAGAGGTTGATTGCTGGATTGTTAGCGAAGTATTGTCAGCTAATGCGCGTGCTAAAATAATCAAAAAGTTCTATTATGATTGTGAAGATTCAGAACGATCGGCAAAGGAACTTGCTGATAAATTAAACGCGGAAGCAGAATAATTGTTGCTAATCCAAACAACATTTCTAAAAAGAATTGTCTGCAATTTATGATGGAATTTTATGACTAAGCAATTTATTACAAGCGATATTCATTTTTCGCACGAACGAATTCTGGAATACAATTCAGAAACTCGCGGCGCGTTTAAAGATACACAAGAGATGAATGAAGAAATCATTCGCCGCTGGAATACGACGATTGGTACTGACGATCATGTATTTGTTCTTGGTGACATGTTCATGGGTAATGTTCAGCAGCATGCTGTCCCTATTCTCAATAGACTTAATGGTTCAAAGACTCTTATTCTTGGAAATCACGACCGCAGTCTAATGAAGATCCCTGGAATCGAATCATTTTTTCATGGCGTGTTTGACTATTTGTGTTATGAATATAGTCATAAGCAAGCAGTTATCATGTTTCACTATCCTATTCAAAATTGGGATGGAAAATACCGCGGGTCTATTCATCTTCACGGTCATTGCCATGGAGCGCCGACTGGAATCCAGGGTAAAATAAAGGATATTGGAATGGATTGCAATAATCTATATCCATTTTGTTTGGACGATCTTGTTAAAACCTTTTAAGGAGAAATTTATGGACGAGTATGATTATGAAAGAGAAGCACGCGACTTTAAAACAATTGTGTTTGAAATGCGATCAAATAACGGTGAAAAAGTCAGACTAGAAAAAACCTTTCCAGAGCATGCAACGTGGATGGAAGTTTCAAACTATTATTATAACTTCTTAGCTGGAATTGGCTATCATTTACAACCAGCCGATGTAGGTGCAGAATGATTGGAGCAACTATTGTTGCAGACAGTATTAGTTGCACGGGCAAACGGATTACTACATTTGAGATTGAACTGCCCAAGGTGCTTCTTGCGGAGTTTAATACTCATCGTATGATCTCAAAGAACTTTTCTAGTTCTCGTGCTATACCAAATGCTTCTGCGGTTCAAGTTGAATCTTTTGAGCCTGTTTTTTGGGGTAAAAACCAAAGCGGCATGGTAGCTAAAGATGAGGAAATTCAAGAGAAGCAATATGCTCGAGCAATTTGGTTATCTCATATTGATGCATGTAAGCAAATTTCAATTAAATTAGCAGATCTTGGTCTCCACAAACAATGGTCAAACCGACCAAACGATTGGCATACAATGGCTCGAGGAGTAGCAACTGCAACTGAGTGGCAGAACTTCTTCAATTTACGTGCTCATCAGGATGCTCAACCAGAAATTGCAGTTCTAGCAAAATCTATGCATGAAGCAATGATGGTTTCGCAGCCAATGACGTTGAACTCAAATGAATGGCATCTGCCTTATATTGAACGCTCGCGTGATTCAAAAGGAGTAATGATCTATTCAACTGAGTCCGATGGAGAAATTGACTTGGAAACTGCTAAAATTATTAGTGCGTCGTGCTGTGCACAGGTAAGTTATAGAAAAGCAGATACAAGTTTAGAAAAAGCAATGCGTGTATTTTCAATGTTGAATATAAACAATCCTGACACTATTCCACATTTTAGTCCGCTAGAACATCAGGCAACGCCAATGTCTGAAATTATGGGATTTACGCAGGGTGTTACGCATATGGATAAACACGCTAAATTTTGGTCTGGTAATTTTCAAGGATGGATTCAGCATCGCCAGCTTGTTATGAATTTAAACTCAATAGAATGTATGGGGTAAAAAATGACTGAAAATCAAGACAACACAATACACGAAATCGATGACGAAGGTTATCAATTTACGTATATTAAGCATGATGGAATTCTAGTTTTACATAATGAATATGGTCCAGCCGTAGTTCATCCTGATGGATATTTTGCATGGTATGAATTTGGACGCCGACTTAGCTTTGGGTTTAAAAATGTTTAGATATGCAATTTCAGTAAATCAAGATGGAAAATTTTTAACATGTTTTGTTGAAAATGCTGATTATGAAAATGTTAAAAGAATTCTTATTCAGCACTATACAACAACAGAAAAAGTTGTAGATCTTGTTTCTCAGGGGAATATTTCTGAACTTGGAAAATCGATCGAACTGAGTAAATTCTTTCAAAGAGATATTGGACATCTTAGAAGTAGATTTAACATTTCTTCAAACATTGCAACAATGATGAAATATGTAGAAAAAAATAATGCAGCGCGTTATTTTGTATTCTACAAGACGTCTTGGTTTACAAGTGTCATAGCAGATATGGATAAAAATTACAAAGGTTTTCAACCACTACTGTAATTTTTACTTTTAATAAAATATGTAGTATAATTAAATTTTAACGAAAGGAAAGATTATGATGATGCCACAATGTGTTCTGCAGAGTATTAAACCACCTTCAGAGCTAGCTGAACGAAATGCTCAGCGTCTTGCTGAAGCTAAAGAAAAATTGGGTGAAACTTGGCTTCTTCATCCAAACAACAAACGCGTCCGGGTGTCCAATACAAACTTGAATAAGGCATTAAAATGAAATTTGTACTTTTAATTTTATTTTTGCTGTTGATTGGTTTTGTGTGTTATCAGTGTAGTAAACGAGTTTCATTAGATTGGGTTATTCGTGTAACTCAAACTGGAATACGTATTACATTTATTGCTGTCTGGATTCTTATTGCAATCGTAGCAACGCTGTTAGTATTATGAAGTGGAAAACACGTTACCTCCTACTAGCAAAGCAAGTTTCGTCGTGGAGCAAGGATCCTTCACGAAAAATAGGATGTGTTGCAATTGGCGCAAAAGGTCAAGTACTCTCGCAAGGCTTTAATGGTTTTGCACGTGGAGTACACGACCACGCTGAGCGATTAAATGACAGACAGGAAAAATACAAATTTATCATTCACGCTGAAATGAATGCTATTTTTAATGCCACGCTAAATGGCGTTTCTTTGTGTGATTCTGATATGTACGTATATGGTTTGCCTGTTTGTAATGAATGCGCTAAAGGTATTATACAAGTTGGAGTTAAACGTGTTTTTATTTCCACTGATGGTGAGACTGTTCCCGAAAATTGGTTAGAATCTTGGGAATTTAGTCGAAGGATGATGCAAGAGGCTGGTGTAGAAATTGAATTGTTAACTGAAAAATTAAAGGAAATTTAAAATGGAAATCGCCGATCAAAAGAAAAAAGCTATTGCTGATTTTTGTACTGAAATGTCAGCTTCTATGACTCGTGCAGAAGGCGAACGTGAGTTTCAACGTGAAGCTGTTAAGAATATTGCAGAACAGCATCAAATTGATAAAAAGATGCTTAAACGTATTGCACGCATCTATCATACAGGAAAATTTTCTAGTACTCAAGAAGAGAATACTGAACTTGAGAACACATACACTACTATTTTTGGAGCGTAAAATTGAAAGACAATACACTACAAAATACTGTAGATTGGTTTGCTGAGGCAGTCCGTACTCCAACTGATAAAAATAAAGTTGTTCAGATCGGCGTACACATTGAAGAATTTTCAGAGATGTTGGCATCTATTGGTTTGGCAGAATGCGCGGACAGTATGTCTCACGCTGCTGATTTTTTTAAGGCAGGACAGGTCAGTTACTCTGACCTCAAAATAGATCGGCAGGAATTACTAGACAGTCTTGCCGATCAGATAGTAACATCATGTGGAATTGCACACCTTTTTGGAATGGACATTATTGGTGCGCTCAATGAAGTTAATCGGTCTAACTGGAGCAAGTTTGAAAACGGTCGGGCAATTTTTGATGAAAATGGCAAGATCAAAAAAGGTGTTAACTACTCAAAACCAAAACTAGAGTCATTTATATGAGCGTTGCAAAAATCAAACGATCTTACTCAAAATTTTCCGAGCAAATTGATGAGTGTGTGATTAGCACAGCAAGGAAGTTTGCTATTTGTATTTTCATTGTACTTACAAATGTTTCTCCGCTTGTAAATAATGTTTTTACTCTACGATTACAACATGACAATAAGCGAAATACAGTCTCTTCTTAAAAAAGACGATTATTCTGAAGATTTATTTGCAGTAATTGCACTAAATCTTCTTTCTGAACAAATCAAAAGAAGATTGGCTGAATTGGAAAATCAACTGATCGGCGTAGAAGACGTTTCTCCAACTTCCACTTGCGAAAAATAAACCCGTAAAAATACACAATTTTTACTTTTATTCCTGTTTTTGTTGTATAATAACTCTATCAACAAAAACAGGTTTTATTATGTACACACTGATCTTAAACAACGGACGAGTAATGGTTTTTTCTGTTAAAGAATGTGCTGAACTGTATCAAACCATCCACACCGGCAGTACTCTTGTTTGTAATGAAATCTTCGAAAAGGAAGTTGCATAATGGCTACAATGAAAAAAGAACTCGCAAAGGTTCGTTCTAAAGTAAACTTGGAACCAGTAATAGATCAAGATAATTATACAATTAGTCTCATGCATGCAACTAACTGGTACAATACAAATAACCAGTCGTCAGAGTATAGAAGCTGGTTTGTACAGCACTTTAAAAAGCGTATTGATTTTCAGACTAGTGTACTCAGCGATTTTGAGTACAGAATAGCTGGTGTCATTGCTCGTATTCTTGCAAATGGCAATGAATTACGCCAAGTTCATCATGATCGTCTTGAATCAGAATTTCAACTTGTTCGTGCAAAAGCTTTAAAAAATACTGAAAAGTTTTTAAAGCAGCAAGAAGAATCAGAAAAGCAACAGAACAAAAAACCAGTACTGTCTGCTCAAGAGAAAATTGACGAAAAAGTCAAAGACTTTCTTGGTGAATTCAGCGGTCTTGTTGATCAATTCGCAATTGATGGAACAGTTCCAAATACAACAGCTCTTGTTAGAACAATGAAAATTGCTGGTCCAGCAATCTCAAAAATATCAGATAAAATCCAGCGTCCAATTGCAGAATTGCAAGAAGCGCTTGAAGGAAATGACAAGCAGCTGAATGAAGGTTATAGTCAGTACAAGAAAAGCG